AATAGTTCATCCATCTCATCCCAAAGCTCTGACCCCATCGCTTCGTCAATAGGAGTAAGGCTACTACCTTGTTTTACGTTGTCAGCAGCCTTTCTAATCTGATCAATGTCAGGGTGATGATGCGTGGGAGTTCCTGTTACATACCTACGGCTAACTTCGCTCCAAGAGAATCCTACCTGATGCTTGCCTAGCTGACGAAGCACAAAGATAGGGCAATTGATGCGTAGAGTAACCACAGGGTGCCGAAATGGAAGAAGATGCTTTTCCCTTGCCAAGTAGTTAATAAGTTTTGTATCTTTCTCATAATCAAAGTCTATATGCTCTTTGTCAAAGGAACACCTCGCAGCATTTACAACGAGAAGGTCTCCTTCCCTAGTGTGGTTTAGAAGTTCTACAGAACCATAGTCCAAAACATTAATCTTACTTGCACTCATGTAAATCCTTAATAGCTACGTTATAACAATTAGCCTTGACCCTGAAACCGTTAGCAGGATCAATCTTTCCTTTCTTCATGAATCGGGCGTTGTCGAAATACTCTTCCTTCTTCATCTCTCCCAAGATCCAACCTTTAGACAGATCAGATAATACTCGGACAAATATATACTTGTCACAGTTCTGCTTTGTGTTGAAAGCGGCCACTGAACAATCATAGTCTGGTTTTGGCGTTACTGTAGTACGTTTTGTTTTTACATCTACAGTCTTACCCTCTGGGGTACGGAGGTCATAGTCGTAGGTGCTGTCAGTGGAGTAGCCTAGCTCCTCTCGGACTAAGATTTCCCCCAAACAGCCTGCTAGATTACCAGCACCCTTCTCAATAGAGTTTTTTAACTTACCAATTTCCATAGCACACTTCCTCGCTTCGAGGAGCATGTCATCCGTAATAGTTACTTCGATCATTTAGATAGTCCTTAATTTCTTCTAGGTTTTGTGGGCTTCCATTAACATATTCGACATCAACTCCGTCACCGAAAGAGAAGCCTACTTCAGCGTCGATCTTCAAGGGTACGTCAAAGTGAATATTAAAGTTCTCTTTGATGAAAGGATAATCAACAAGCTGGGTGTGAACTACTTCCAAACATTCTTTGATGTGGTCCTTGTGGCAGATCAACTCAATACTATCGTGTACCGTAGCGCACACTCTCGCGTCGATCCCCCTTTCATTTAGAACCTTCTCTGTGCCGAGCAGACCACAAAGTAGAATGTCGGAGGCAGTTGATTGGATAGTAAAGTTTAGCCCTTGCCTAGCCGCACGGTTAACCACCGAAAAATCTTTTGAACCAATATCAGGTAGATTGCGGCGACGGCCAAAGATAGTGTAAGCATATTTGTTTTCCTTGATGAACTTCTCAACGAAGTCCATGTATTCGAAGATGGCGGGGTACACATTTTGATAGTTTGCAATAATCTTCTTGGCTTTACCTACGGTAATACCCGTGGTCTCTGCCAAGTTAAAGGCACCGCCACCGTAGGCGATTAAGAAGGAGATAGCCTTTGCAATCTGGCGTTCATCTTTTGAGATCTCCTGCTTGTTGAACAATAGGCGAGCGGTGTAGGTGTGCAAGTCAGCACCTTCAGAGAAGGCTTTTTGCATGTTCCCATCCTTCGCAATGTGTGCTAGGACTCTTAGCTCCATGGCTGCGTAGTCAACCGTGATGAAGCAATAGTCTTCTGGGCAGTTGAAGAGGCTGCGGATATTATTATCCGTATCTCTTGGTAGGGTGTGGAAAGATACACCCATAGCTTTCTGCGCGTTATATGCAGCACAAGAAAGGCGACCAGTAGCAGTGCCATCAAATCGATAATCTACATAGACTCGATTAATGTCATTGTATTCAATTGCCTTCTTAGTCCCTTCGATATAGGTCTTGGTTAGCTTCTGCGACTTGCGAAGACCTAGGAGACCCTTAATGAACCTTTGCGAATTTATTAGATCCTCGGTTGATTTTCCTTGCAGGACAGACTGGCTGATCCTCTTACCTTCATCTCTGTGATCCCACTTACCCACGCTTATTTAGCTCCTCTTCGATGTGTTCCAGTAGTAGTTTAAGCGTAGGAGCAGACACGGAAGGTGTGCCCTTGGCTGTTCGGTCAGGAGGGTACATCTCGAACGCACCTTCACGGGTATATAATATCTCGATCAGGTCGTTATTTGAAGAGATGTTGTCAGAAGTCTGAACCTGCTTGAATGAGTAGAGATTATCCTCCTCTTCAATATTAGCCACGCGGAGGTGGCGACCGACAGAATCTAGTTTCTCCTCACACACCTGCATCCCTTCATACTCCATATTAGAGAAGGTCTCAAGAGACGGCATGATGAGGGTATTAATAATCTTAGACATACCTAGATCTTCAAGCTTCTCTTGTATTAGATTGTAAAGCTTTAGAGTGAAGTATGTGTCCGCTGCGTTACCTTCACAGCAGTCGGACAGATCCATGTTTGCCCAGTCAAAGGTCTTAGGGTTCTTAATTGTAAGCATTACAGGTTCTCCAGTTCGTCTGCGAAGTATAGTTTTACTAGATCCATAAGGCTCTTAGGTGCATTCTCATTGATGAGGTGGTGTGCGATCTTAGTGTCCCAAACATTCGTAACCTTGACACGGTGATTAATGAGGAACTTAAGATCAAACTTTGCGTTATGGAAAATCTTAATGTTGTTAGGGTTCGAGAGGATCTTTCGCACCGCATCCCAAGCCACATGTTTCTCTAGGAACGGTGAGTCTTTGTGATCAAGAGGAACAACCCAATTCTGATCTCCACAAGAAAACGCAATGGACATTACGCGATCTCTCCTAAAGTTCAGACCTGTGGTTTCAATATCAGATGCTACAGGCTCCTTAGTGGAGCCTAGCTTCTCAACTAGCGATACAAGTTCTTCTTCCTCGGAGATAACCTCATAGGAGAAGTTCCCTTGGTTCTCTTTGCCAAGTACATATTTTTCATATGCATTTTTGATGTCTGTTTCGAAGAGGTATCTGTGTCGAGGCTCTTTAAGTACAGCAAAAGGATGGTAAATAGGAACAACGATGCAAGAGTGCCCAGAATTAGTAGAGTATTCATATGATGATCCACGCTTATTCATAATGCCGCTTTTCTTAATTAACATTTTCATAGCTAAGTTGCCACAAGCAAGAACAAGGCGCGGCTTCACCTTGTCAATTGTAGCCTCTAAGTGCTGTCTACATAACACCATATTACTAGGTGTCATATCTGCCTCCTTCACAGAAGGACATTTTACTGAAGAGGAGAACGTAAGATTGTCGCCGGGGTAAATCGACTTCAATAACTCGCGCTCCTTTTTGGAGAATACTTCTAGTACCCCAAACTTACTGCGGAAGGAATCTCCCAAAACCAGAACGTCTGATTGGGAAAGTTCCTCGTAATCCATGTGGGCATACTCAGGCTTACTCTGTTGTAGTATTGTGCATCCATCACACAGTTCGTTACTGCAACTGGACTTAAGTCCTGAGTATAAGTTTTGTAGGTCGCTCATCCGTCTATTATAGATTATGGGGAAAAAAGTACATTACATAGATAACAAAAGATTTGAAGAAATTATCCCCCTCTACCTACGAAACCCTGAGGCTTACGAGGATGAGTTGATGGGACTGTTCGATCTATTGATCACGAATATTATAGGAAGCTTCAAGTTTAATATCGACAAAGAGGACGCAAAACAAGAATGTTTCTTGCTGGTCCTAAAGACGTTGAAGAATTTCAAACCGTCTAAAGGATCTGCCTTTAACTATTTTACGACCGTCATTGTCAACAACCTCAAACTTCTATACACGAAGAATAAGAGGTATGAAAACAAACTCTCCGAGTATGGAGATATACTGGGTGATCAGAGACCCAGTTGCTTATAGACCATCGACAGGTAGTCCTCGGACTCCATACTCCCGCGCTTAAATTGCACAAGATGCGGAACCTTCGATGTCTTAAAGATGACAAATGCGTGAGGCATCATAAAGCTGTTCACCACATAAAGAGGCTTTAGTTTACGATTAACCGGGCCGTCCGTCTTCATCCCTCGAACCTTTTCAATCAGTTCCTTGGAATGATCGTCCCACAGGGAGACAAATAAGACACCCATATCCTGCTTAGTCTTCCTCTGATTCCTAAGAATCTTATTCAGTTGATTCTCAGTACGAATGAATACAGGTGAGTACATCAGTCCTCTACAATATCGACGTTTCCACTTGCAGTAGCTTCGTCAATGCCGACGAGCTTACCCTGATCGTCAAAGTTGAACCCTGACGCTTCATAGTCCTCACGGTTCTGTTCCATATGCTGGACCATGTTCGTGGTGAGTTCCTGCTCCAAAGCACGGATGCCATGGAAAAAGAGGGACCGTACAAAGTCGGTCATTCCGAGATCAGTAGGCTTAACAGCGTTTGCAAAGTTGCGGAAGGCTTCAGCCTCCTCCTGATTGAGTTTGAGTTGGAACTTCATTCTATTTTTACTCCGATAGTCGATTTTGATATTCCACCCCTCAGGATGGAAAGCGAATTTCAAGTCGTTAGACATTATTGATTGCTCTATTATAGTAAGAGGTTTAAGAAACTATGAATGATAATTACGATTTAAGTAAGCTTCGCAAAAAACCTAAGCGGAAGAACAGCAGGACCAAAGGTAACACCTTCGAACGGCAGATTGCCAAGCTACTCAATGATAGATTCAAGACCGAAGAATTTTCAAGAAGTCCGGGATCTGGTGCATTTGCCACCACCCATACTCTACCTGAACACCTAAAAATTTATGGAGACTTGATTACTCCACAGAAATTTAAATTCTGTATTGAATGTAAAAAAGGATACAATAATCAAAACTTATATAGTTTATATAATTATAGTAGCGACATCTGGAAGTTTGTAGAGCAATGTGAAAAAGATTCTGGAAAATGTAGCAGACTACCCATGGTCATCTTTAAGCAAGATAGACAGCCAACATTAGCCATTGTTCCCTATGATGTAGAGTTCGGACAAGATCTCAAGTACATAGAGGTTATGAAGCAGAAGAAGTACAGGATCTATTTATTTGATGATCTTGTTAAGTGCTGGGACCATTGTTGGTTTGATGCATGAGCTTTTCTAATAGCTCTCTCTGACCTTTGAGGAAGGTTATAAACAACTCTTCTTCCTCAGCACTCTTATCTTCGGACAATACATTTCGATGACCAGACTTTGTACCCATAGTCCACTTCTGGTTACCTCTTGCAGTGTCACAAGAAACTAAGGTGTCCCCGGTCTTCCTATCTACTAGTTTGATGGTTCCCCCTCCTCCGTATTCGAAGTAGGCTTTATTGTCTTTGATCTTTTGCAGGTTATCTTCCACAACAGCATTGTTTAGATACACACTTTGGTAACTATCACCCAACCCTCTAGTGACCCTTAAGGTCTCCTCCATACTTCCAGCAGCTTGGCTGTAGCACATTGTTGCCCAAGACTTCCACCCTTCATCCGTTACTTCGCCTTGTGGCATTTCTTGTTTTAGAACTTCTTGCTGAATATCCTGCTTCACTTTTGCCAGCGCATCCAAATCTTCCTTAGTAGCGTTAGGTCTCATAGCCCTCTTAGCTGCTTCAGCCCTTTCTTTATTTTTAGGACTCTGCTGCTTCTTCTCAAACCAAGTGTTGATCCAAGCGTCAGACATCTCTGGAGTAACTCCCAATGATCCGGGAGTTAGTAATCTATCGAACTCCGCAGTCTTCTCATCAATCTCTTTTTGTTTAGCGCAGCCAGCTTTTTGAGTTCCTGCTCCCGCACAGGAATTTAATCTTTTTGAGTTACGCTTTGCAAAGTCCTTTGTGCCTTGAGTCATGCCACCCGGTACATCACTGCCAACAGTTGCATTACCGCAAATAGCTTGGGTTCTACTACTTGATATCTCACCCACACCCCCCTTACTTTTTGAATCGGTAAGAGTTTTTAGCTCTACCTCCATGACGCAACCCCCTCCTTCGGTTGGAGTCAGCATGTTTTTAACTCCAGAACCTTCTCCCCCACAACCATTCTTAGGGGTTCCTCCAAGCTTCTTTTCATAAGAAGCAGCAACCTTGTCACAGTCCTTATCAAACTCGAACTTAAGATCAGCTTTTGCCCCAGAATCGGTCATGTTTTTGTCCCCTTCGTGGGTAACCTTGGTTGGGATAAGATCTGGATCGTCACCGAAAAGCTGCTTGTCAAAGGTTTGGTTAACGAATGAAGTAACAAGGATAGACATCATGAGTTGCCTATCCGATGGCGTAGATGCCTGTTCAATGAAAGCCTCAGCCTTCTTTTCGTCCATCCCCATCTCCTCAGTTAGCACTCGCTGACATTCAATAACAAATTGGGCATCCTCGTAAGCGGCTTCCCCTTTTGCTAAAAGCTCCCCTAGCGCAACCGACCTACCTACAGAAAAAGTTTCCATCATTTGATCGTAGCTGCCATCACTAAGTGCATCTTCATAAGTATCGGAGATACTTTGCCGCATTTCATGGAGAGCCTTCTTCTTCTCTGCACCAGTCTCAGCTTGGGCGAACTTCGCTTGCCCCCTCATGATGTTCGCAGAGATGGTCATGAATTTCTCTGCTACTGGACCACGGTAAGACTCATTTACACCCCCTGTTTTCGCAGGAGATTCAGGAGGTTTTGCGACAGGAATTTTATACTTTCTCTGATCCTCATCTGGTAGATTCTCTAGTTGTTTGTTATACCTCTCAGCTTCGTTATTAAGCTGATCAACCATATTCCTAAGAGCATCATTTTTTGGAGAAGACTTCTCTCTAAACTGGAATCCGATGCCCCTAATAAGAACACCCCCGCGAGTAATAGTAATAGACTCAAGAAGCTTGCCTAGTTTCTTAGCTTCGGCCTCACTCATAGGCTCTTCACTACCTGCTCTTCCCCGTAACTGCCTGATAGATAAGTCAATTTGTTGAAGACCTTCTAGTGCTCCAAGCTTTTCTTCTGGGGAAAGCTTATCTGAATTAAACACTTGCTGCTCTAACCTTTCAACGTCCCCGAAAAAACCTTTGGTCTGTCCTGCGGCTACGTTTGCAAGGGAATCAATACCTCTACCTCTCTTCTCTTCCAGACCGGGTGTGATACCTGCCATTTGTGCAAGCTCTCTAAAAGAGGTTACTACTTTCTCTGTTAGGTCTTGTACTTGCTTGATCATAGCCAAGCCTTGATCATCTCCACCTTCGCCTTCTTGCCCCTCTTCACCAGTGTCGCCTTGGTCCTTGGTGTCGCCTTCTTCCTCACCACCACCTGCCCATGCTTTCACTAATTTGTTAGCATTACTATTTTCTTTTTGCCAAGAAGTAGCCAAGCTTCCGATCTGAGAGCCACTAAGTTTAATTCCCCAACCTGAGAGATTGCTTCCAGTAACACTAACACCTTTTCCTTTGGTTACTTCAACACTTAAATTTTTACCGTTACCTAAGCCCTCTTCTTTATGGCCCTCTTCTTCATTACGAATTCGGCCTAATTCAGTAGCTACATCGTTTGCTACCGAAGCTAGATCAGCCGCTTCTTCCTCACGCAAAGAGAGTCTAAATTTTCTGCGCTTTAACTGTTCGTAATTTTCTAAGAGTGAGTAGTAGTAATCCATGTGTAGTCTATTATAGAAAAAGCCCAGCCCAGATAGTTCTAGGCTGGGCTTAGAATTTACTTATCTAGTTGTAATCTCTTAGACCGTGCTTGCAAGAGCACCGCCGTAGCCAGTATCTTTACCTACATGCTCCATGAAGTCATAGCGGAGTCCAAGTTCGATAGTATGGAATTCGTTAGTAGAGTAGTTAAACTCAGCAGTCTTCCAAGACTTGGGGTAAACTCCAGTCAACCGAGTTTCATACAGAGGTTGTCCTCTGGAATCCAGATGAACAATAATCGCTCTGCCCTTAAAGGTGTTGGGTTGCCCCCCTTGACCTTCGGTATGGAACTTACCCGTAGTGGGATCGTAGATCGAAGAGAACCACTGCCACAAGGCATTCGAAACACTCTTGTTGTAGAAGTTGTCAAAGGTAACCGTAAGCTCCTCAGGCGAAGCCTTACCGGGGTAGAAGACCTTATCGTTAACACGGTTAACTTCGATGTCCTCTACTGTCATGCCGACCTGAGAGACTTGCTTTGCAGCAAGAGTTAGGTCAGTAGGATTTGCTTGATTTACCAGACTCGGCATGTCAAGAAATTGAATCTCGAACTGGTATGCTCTTACAGAATCCAGTCCTTCCGAGATGATGGGCTTAATACTTCCCCTATTGGTTTCGGAAGAGACGTAGGTTGCTTTTTGTGCCATAGTTATTTCTCCTAGCTAATGCTCGCTGATTGTGAAGTGAGGTTAAGTTCGAAGATCACCATCTCAGCGGTCTTGGTGGGCTTGATAAGAACTTTACACCACATCTCGTTTCGATCAACTCGAATTGGCGTGTTAACAGTCTCGTTACAGATTACCTTGAACTCGGTAATACCTCTGTTGTTAGAGATGTCTTCCAAGAGAGGGTTAATTAGATCTTCAACTCTAGCCCAAGTGAACCTATCGTTCGGCTCGAAGACTAGTCGTTGCGTCGAAGCGAGGATGACCTTCTTGATGTAGATCATCATGCGCCTTACGTTAATCCTGTCCAGTGCGGTAGGTTGTCTTTGTGCCGTTCTTTGGCCGAAGATTGCGATACCGTTTTGGGGGAAGTTAACGATTGGGTTGATGCAGTTTCCACCAGAGTATAGTGAATCGCGATCACCTTGGTTGAGTACAACCTCAACATCCGTAGGCTTGGTCAAGCGGCCTCGTACAAAGCCAGCAGGAGCGAACCATGGGAAGGCTACACTATCCGTTACACCCATCTGACGCACACCGTAGATGGCAGGATCTAACCAGCGGTCCTTACCGTCAAAGACTTGGAAGACTTTGACCCAAGGCCAGTAGATCGTAGCGTAAGAACTGTTGATCGCAGCCGTTCTGGTCGTAGCGAAACCGTTACTCCAGTCAATCGCATCGCCAGTTGTACCCACAGCATATGGAGGTGAGACAGCGGCGAGGAAGTCCGTGGTTCTTTCTGCAACCGTAATCAGTCCGTTCTGAACAGATTGTAGGTCACCAACACCCGGACCCGGAGCAAGAGCAATCGAGACATTCAGGATGGGATCATCCAGAGCTTCAATTCCAGTCTTACCACCAGTCGCCTTTACTTCACCAACAATCGTGCTTACCACATCAGCTTCAGCAGATGGGATACCACTATCACCCCCAGCCAAGTTGTAGGTTCCTTGAACCAGCTTGACGAAGCGAGGATCAGCAGCCACTCCAGTAACCCCACCACCCTGTCCACCCGTTAGGGATACAGCACCTACTAAGCTCGTAAGAGGCTTCTCGAAAGAGGTAAGAGGCGTTGGGACAATATCAGTGTATTCACCAGTGGCATAGTTTGCAGTGATGAAGTTCGAGGTTCTAGCATCGTAGTTCGTACCAATCTGATCTTCGATGAAGGCAGAAGAAGTAGCACCTGCGATGAACGACTCAGCAGCAGAGCCTAGATCGTTTACAGTGAGTGCGTTATTCGCACCACCAAGAACACCTACTTCGAAGGAGACACCGCTAGTGTCACCGTCAGTCTTGGTTCCAGTGTTATAGCCTGCTCCGGGGAACAAACTCTTAGCATGGTAACTAGCCTTGGTAGTATCAATACTAGTTCCAGAGGCAGTCCCGTTCGCGGTGGCAGTCCCAGCACCGCCAGTGATGCTTAGAGGCTGAAGGCCAACAACATCCACATAGGTGAGGTCTGTTTTCTGGATCTGCATTTGAACGTCAACAGATGCTGCGTTACCCGCTGCAAGTGCAACGAAGAAAGAGGAAGCGTCAATGCCGTTTGAATCTGCGAAAGCACCAACCTTATCAGCGTCTAGTGATCCACCGACAACCTTTTTAAGTGCAGCAATCGTAGTTGCCCCTTGCGAAGCCGAGGTGCTTAACGTACCTTTAGCAACAGTATAAGTCTTGTTATCTACAATCTTAGTTCTGTTTTGGTCATAAGCAGTAACGATGAACTTAACAGAAGAGGTTTGGAGATCGGAACTACCGAGAGCGGAAACACCCCCACCAGCAGCCCGTGCAGGAACTCCATCTTGACCAGCCATAAGCGGGAAGGCGTTAGTACCGCTAACTTGGAAGGCAGGGCAAGCACCGATCTGGACAGCAGCCGAAGCTTCTACTGCACTGTCACCAGCACAGCGAATGAATCGCATCGAGTTAGTAGCCTCCAGAATCTCAAGCGCACCTTCAAGGGCCTGACCCTTAACGGCTTCGCTCGGTTCACCGAAGGTATCGACAAGCTGCTGTTGGCTAGTGATCAGCGTGGCTTTGTTGTTGTTTAAACCTGCGATTGGTCCTCGGTCTGCGAAACCGACGATACCGACAACAGATGAATTAATTTGGGCGGGGTAGTCAGAGATATCCTTCTCAATGACATATACACCGGGGCTAACGTAGTTGGGCATTTAAATTATCTCCTATGCGTTTTTGATCGAGATTAGACTTCGTTGTTGATATCTAATAACATCGTCAGTGATATACGAAGCAGGGACTTGAATACTCTGCTCTGGAGCTAAATAAAAGCTTTTAACACCTTCTTCAGTTTGTAAATAGATGTTCCAGCTTTGTAGACTAGTGTTGGTGAGTCGCTTCATATCATTATCTCCTTAGTATTTACTCAACTTGTGAGGGTTTTTATTATTTTTTTTCATATATAGTGGCATCCAATTTGAACTCTTCAATTTCACCTGTAGATGTGATGATAAATCTAGGGTTTGGAATATAGCCTTCTAATTTTACAGAAAAGGATCTCCTAACAACGCGCTCTTGCCTGTCAGAAGTATCCAGAGAGGATTTATCAGATTCTTGCTCAATATGAGCTTGAGCTACATTAGTTTGTGCGGTCTTAATAACTAAGTGTGGGTTGAATAGTAGTCTAACTTGCTCGACCAACTGGTCCATATCAGCCTTATATTTGCACCACACATTAATGTTGTACTCAATATCTACTGCTCTCGGAGCCTCACTAATGATACGAACTGCTCTTTTTTTCTCTTCACTCCAAAAAGTTTCGTTAATTATCTGTGCTGCTGGCCTTCTTCGGTTATCCGCATTTGCCGAGGAGTTTTGGCTAATAGATATGATGGGTAGAATAATGTTGTTTTCTTGCTTCAGCTTGGCGATGGTCCGCTCAGGGTTTGCGTGGATACATCTAACATCTACAACCTTATCCTCGGAGTTCATATACCCTAGAGTCCCAAGTTTAGAAATTATATACTGCAAAGCATCACGATAGAAGTGAGGGATAATATTTACTTTATTAGTACGCTCTGCGATCTTTCTTCTTGCCCACATGGTGGGATCTTCCCCCACATCCGAGACAGAAATGTCACCAGTCGCAAAGCTTTCTAACATAGTGTTTCTACTAAAGCTCATTATACCCTTCCTCTAAGCTCTTAACTACTTCTTGTCTTCCAAGAGGCTCAGATACATCAGTGAGGGGTGTATCTTGTACATCATCAGAGTCGCGCAGGAGTTTAGCAGCGCAAACAAGATGATAAACACCATAAATTTCAAAGCTATCTTCTTGGACTTCGATAATCTCATATCTCTGGTTCTGGAACTTGGGTTGAAGGACATCCCCAGCCTTGAGATGCCCCTTAATTCGCTGCTCCATGTAGCTCTTATTGAAGATAAAAATCTGATCGTTAGATAATTCAATTCCAAACTCAGTTAAGTTTTCCTCAAGAACCTTTGGCTCATAGTGACCAAAAACTATAACGGGATCTTTGGAGACAGGCTTGTTTCGAGCCTCCATGTATACGTCATCAAACTGATCCTCACCCTGAACATACTGGTAGTATAGAATCTCTGACCCAGAGATCTTAATCATCTCATCATCAACCATATTAAAAAGGTTGATGTCTGGGTTGACGGGATCAAAGAAACTTAACTCCCCACTAGACTCTTCAATCTGTGGGAGAGCAGGGGGTTTTACGTTAACCTTATAGTTATTATGAGCCATTAATAAGTTGAGAAGCGAGCGGGTTCTTCGAACTCATCAAGCAATCTCTTGAGAAGAGCTTCTTTCTCCTCTTGGCTTTCCTTAACGAGAGCGTCACCATTTAGCTTCGCACCACCACCGGGAGAAGGCACAGTTTGGTACTTGCCTCTAATCTGGCCTAAGGTTCCTTTAGCACACGCTAAGGCATAGTTCTGAATCCAGTTCCTATACGCTGGGTGTAAAGTGTCAGAGTTTAAGCCTCTGTAGATTACAATTGCTACTTGGTTATCTGTAACAGGCTTTGGACTGATGTGGAGGTATCTGTTGTCTAGCACCGAGAAGGAACCCTCTTGGCCTAAAATCTTTCTCATCATCTCCAGATTCTGCTGTAATAGGTAGAATTCCCCCACTCCAAAGTTTTGGAACAAGTAGTTATCTTGGAAGTATTTGATAAAGAAATCAAACTCCAAGGTACCAGCTTCTTGTTGGATGGATAGTAGGGTTTTTTTGTAGACCACATACTCTAAGTTGTTAAGAATATAACTCGGCAACTCGTAAGTGGACACCCCAGCAGTGCATTGAAAGGTTACAAACTGCGTAGAGAAAAGCGGAGCATGGTTATACATGGTAGTGACCGCTTCGTCAATACAAGTCTTAAGTTGGTAGGGAGTTAACTCCACCCTAATTACGGGGTGCCCTAGTCTAGCTAAAACGAAGTCCTTAATTACTTCATCAAAGTGTGTAAATTCAACACCATCTACCGTGGTGGTGTTGTTAAGCTTCTCAACATCAATCTCACCATTAGTTTTAGTGGCATCATTAACATTGGCTCCTGCATAGGGAGCAAAGCTATTACCGTATGCTGCTAGCTTCGGTCGAGTCGGCATCCTTAATCACCTTTTTAGTAGTTTGTTTGACCGCTTTCTTAACTGGTTGGGGTTTTGGTGTGCTGTCAACTGCGACAAAGCCACCTCTCGGAGTAGTCGCCGCATCAATTATATCCCCTTCTCGTACAAGACGGAGATTCCCCTCCTGCACAATGACTACGGGGTCTTTTGTGATGCAACGAAATTTCATAGCTTCTTCTTCTTCTTAGTAGCCTTCTTCACAACCTTTGGCTCTTCTACCACTGGCTTCGTTTGAACTGCTTCAGTAACCTCGATAAGCCAGTTCTGTAACCTTGGGGGTGCATCAGGAAGTTCGACAATCTGTCCGGGAATTAAAGTGGTTTTTCGATATCTCTCTTCGTAATCACCAACGTACATGTATTTTCTCATAGGAAGTTCCTCCTAATTATATAGGTAAAAGAGAAGAGCCGAGGAAAATTAATTCCTCGGCTCTTATCACTTTTAAACTAACTTACGTTAGATTACGGGCTTACTCGGTTACCACCTAAGGGGCTAGCGAGAGCTTTCTGACCGGGTTGGTACAGGAAGTTAGCCGTAGCACCGACAAGTCGGATGATGCGGTAGAAGCGACCCTCAGGCGATACAGCAGCCTTACCGTAACGGGTAAGGATACCCTTCCTTGGTTGGAAGGTAGTCGGATCGGTGATGGTGGGAAGCTGCTGGAGCGGGATGTACGGCGAGTAGACGTAACCTGCATCCATCGGGCTAGAACCCTTGTAACCAATCATGATCTCGTCCTCAGGGTACATCGGGTCGATGTAGAGATCATACTTGCCAGCGAACTTGCCACGGTACTCAATGGAGTTAGGCGTAAGGTTCGTCGGACGATCAGCAGGAGCCATGCCACCCTCAAGCTTCGCAGCCGATTCAAGCATCGAAGCGATGATTGGAGAGGTGACTAAGAACGTACCCGGACCACGGAAGGTCGTGCGGTAGATGTCGTTCGAGGCAAAGTTGATCGCAGCAAGAAGGTTGGCATACACCTGACCAACGTGCTGAGGAGCAAAAGCGGTTCCACGGAAGTCGCCAGCTAAGTCCACAAGGTAGACGTTGCTGTTAGTTCCCGAAGGGTTAAACGCACCAGCGTTAGCGAAGTCGTAGAGGTACTCGGTAGGAGTAAATCCACGCTCAGACGGGGTTTCAGTGGCAGTAGCCTTAGCTGAGTTGCGACCCGTAGCACCGAAGTCGTTGGAGTTCGCCATGTCGAGAGACTGACGGTTCCAGCCCGTCATACCAGACGGATCGTAAGCGATCATACGAAGATCTTCAATAAGCTCACGGTCGATTTCCAAGGTAAGTTCCTTAGAAAGAAGATCCGTAAGTTCACCCTCAAGGTTGAGGTTGTGGTATGCACGAAGGTCTTGAGCGGCTTCAAGAGTCCAGAGCGCACGCATCTTGCGAGTACGCGCAACAACGGGCTGCTGCTCAATGTGCATGTTCATCTCAGGGATTTCGTCACCCGTGAGAGTTTCACCAGCCGAGACACTGTAGCCGAGGATCGTAGTCGCATCCGGGAAGGAAGCGATTTGACCACCCATCGTAGCCGATGGCGCACCAGATGCGTTGTTGAAGACAGTACTAAACTGAATATCATCGTTGCTCGTACCAGCACCCTGCTGGATGGAGCTTGCAGTGTTGCCACCATACGTCAAGCGGTACTTGCTGTAAATGGTTTCAGTGCGGTTGAACGATCCAGAGTGACGATCAGCACCGAGGTAGAAGATCTGTGAGACGGGACCACCCATCGGTTGAACACCGACAATGGCGTTGGCGATTAACTGTGGATAAACGCGACGAACGAGAGGGAATGCAAACTTCTGGAACGTGCCAAGCTTACCGACAGAAGTCGGAGCGTCAGCTTCGTCAACTCGATCCTGCTTCTCAGCAAGAATCGACTTGGCTTGGTTCTCAAGCAGTTGTGCAGTAACGCTACGAGTGTAGTCGTTGGAGATCCCCTCAAGCACAGGCGACCACTTAGTCAAGAGAGTAGAATTTTCTTGTAACATAGTATTTTTCCTTACTTAAGATTGGATTGAGGCATGAACTTCATAACCTCCGGGGTTAAGAGTTCGTTGTATGCCTGTGCTTCAGGCTTATTAACCTCTCTTTTGTCAACATCTTCTGCAATGATGACAGCTTTTTCGGAAGACTTAAACGGCTCGTCCTTAGATTCCTCTAATACATCGACAGCCTCTAATAGAGTTGCCTTATCTTCCTTAAGTCTATCGACTTTCGAAGAGACAGCTTTCAGGGAAGTAGCAAGCTTCTCGTTTTCCTCAAAAGATTTTTTGAGTTCTTCGGTAAGCACACTAACCTCTTCTTCATGCTCTCTCTGTTCTTGAACGAGATCAGAAATTGCGCTTTCTTCATCGTCCTTCTTCAGTTCCAGTGCCATCAAAGTTTTAACTGATTCGAATAGCGAAGCGTTGCGTAGAACGTCACTCTCCTCATTCAATTCTCTCATGGCTTGGTCTTTTACTTCGTCAACTCTAGAGCGGAGGAAGCCTTTGACCTTGGATTCAAGTTCACGGACTTTCTCATCCACCTGTTCAGTGATGACGGTGTTAACCAGCGTGGCAATTTCCGTAATTGCAGCCTCCGAGAGACCCTCGGGCAGCAACTCAGCAATCGGCAGCGTTTGTTCGTTTGGTTTATTCATAGAGTTCGACTCCTATCAAAATATTTACAGAATAACTGTAGTTAAGGTTAAAAATTTTTATTTTTTGCTTAGTTTATTTTTGAGCATCGTAATAAAAACTTTTTCAGATAATGCCTTATCATAGGTCTGTCGTACCGTGTCATCAATAAATTTTGAATCCGTGGACTCGTTAACGAGGCCGGGGAAAGCTCCCTTCGTAGAAGGATCAGCAACCAGATCAAAAGTTACGAGCTTGAAGTCCTCGTTTACAACAGAATATTCACCTCTTTCTGTGAGAGATCCCATCCCTCTAGAGGAGATTCCGAGCTTAACACCACCCTTAATAAGAGCCTGTGCGACTTGGCCGCAAGGAGTATTAAGGATCTCAGCCTCACCAATCATCTCATCACCTCGCATTTGTAGCTTAGTAACTAGATGAGAGACATTGCCTAATTTTACCGCATCGTGGGTAGGGTGGTCAAGTTCACCCATGAGCCTGCGCTCAACAATAGCTTCATCCAACCGATTCATCTCCCGAACAAGAAGCTTCTTTTCATAGATTCTCTTGTTGTGGTTTGGGGAACCAGCGCGTTGAAAGATGCCAGCAATCTTCATAGTACCTGAAGACTTTGATTCCTCTAGAACTTGTAGTTCCTCAATAATAAATGTATCAGTAATAAACATTAGGAGCCTCCTCCTTTAATAGCTTTCTTAGAGTTCTTGATCTTGTCTTTAGCACCCGGCCCGTACTTACTCATTAGTCTCTTACTTTTGGTAGCACCATGTTTAAGTGCTGTCCTATTAGAATGTGCTTTTACACTCTTCCAATCAGAAGATGGAGTAGACGCTCCCGGAGTAAAGCCTTTGGCAATTTTCCCAGAACTCTTCTTGCCCCAACCAGCTTTAGAAATTACATAAAGCCTATCGGAGCCTTTAGTGCTGAAGACCTGTCCAACTGTTCCTTGTTCTAGAGCCTTGGCAATAGTAGCAAAGACGCGCACCCGACCTTTAACAGCCTTGGTAGCACCTTTTTTCTTTGCACCGTCTCTACTGGTATACTTCTCTCGGCCCTTGGATGATCCTTGGCCCGATTCGGCACGCCCCTCTAGAATATGGAATAAGCTCATGATCTCTTAGCTTTAATACGCTTGAGGATTCGTTTTACGTTGTCCTCTTCGTCATCCTTCTTAGTGTCTTTACTTTGGGCACCACCCATGTTCACACCCAGACCACCAGCAGCGGTCATCTCGGTAATAGTTTGTTTCATTTCCGAAACAAGCTCCTTTAATTCACTGACTAAGGATTTTAGTTCAGCAACTTCCGTCAAGGGTTGAGGGGTTGGTGTTTCGGGGATGGACTCTTGCTGTACTTCAGGCTGGTTGCCTTCAGTAAGGGAAGCGACGAAATCATTAGGAACCTCGATGTTAGAAACATCTGGTACCTGTTGAGTAATGTCTGGCGAGTAAGAAGATTGCACAGGGTTAAGAGTAGGAGGGGTGTTAAACCCCTGCCCACCAGTTTGTTCCTGAGCTAATAGCTTCTCCGCGAAATCTCCAACTGAGAACTCCACGTTAGCCTCACTTACCCTTCTTAGCAGATGCCTTGAGTTCCTTGACCTTCTTCATGACCTTAGCCTTCTTTGAAGCATTCATCTTCATTTCCTTAGGCTCGTCTTCTTCTGGGTCCATGGCTTCTTCAACTTCTTCCTCTTCCTCGTCTTCCTCTTCAACTTCCTTTTCGTCGGCAGCTTCTTCAAGAGTTTCAACGGCTTCAAGAATGTCGTTAACGTGCTCAGAGATACGCTCGTCGGAAAGTTCTTCCTCCAACTTAGACTCGCAGAGGGGGCAAACATGCTCCTCAACCGACTCCTTCATCTCCTTCTCGTCCTTCTCGTCCTTCTCGTCCTTTTCAGGCTTCTTGCCCTTCTTAGAGCGGAGCTTGGCGAGATCATCACCTTCGATGTCCCCGTCCTTATCCTTGTCCATGGCCTTTTGAGCGGGAGAGAGTTCTTTCTTCTCCTCCAGCTTAACCTTTGCGATGTCCCAAGCAGCGTTCTTGATCAGGGCATCTACATAACTTTCTTCAACTTTGATGTAATCAGACATAATTATTTATCCTTTGTGGTATGCTCAGGACAGCTAAATGTCCCTACTTTATATTTAGCCGTATTATGGCTAGTGTTTTATTTTTTATTTAATTTTGTTACCCATTAGCAAAAACAGTGCTCTGGGTAGGCTCCTGAATGATGTGGTCGTTGACCAAAAAATAAGTATCCAACTCCCTTGCAACAGGCTGCCCATTAACATAAACGTCAGGTGATCCTGAGTTGCAAGGAGGCTCATGAGGGGTACACAGGGGGTCTGTCGGACTGAGCTTGTAGTTTTTTGGGTGCGCTAGCATTAAATCTCCCAACCTTACAGCCCCGAACCCCTCTACAAATACATCGGTAGAACATTCGTTGGTAAGAGGTTCTTTTAATTCCTTGCAGCATGGGCACACGTTCGGCTCAGGTGCTCCGTGCGCTACGCACGCTACCTCATCCCCACTCCCAATCCCTCTTGCAATTAATGGCATATTATTTATATAGCCTACCTAAGAATTCGGTAGGAAAGTATCTTGCGTTGTTAAGTGCAGTGCTTTGCACTTTATTTGTTAGAGGAGTTCCAGTTAACCTATCTGCTGTTAAGAATGTTTTTTCTAAATCCTGTAGTTCCACAGGCTCCACCTTAATGTTATTATAGCTGCCTGCGAATAGGTTAGATATAATAGTTCCGGGAACAAACTCAAAAAACTCAGCAACCTCTGCGGCAGTCATGTTAAAGAATACATCTGGCTGAAGAATTCGTTTTCCTCTAGCCCCATCTTCAATATTATAATTATCGTCGATAGCCTTAACTCTAGAAAAGACTTCAGCTAGTGGAGATTTAATAGTTGTAAAACTTGTTTCTGTTCCATGCAGAGTAGAAGCTTCTCCAACCACGGATTCCCTAGCTGCATACTCAAATGCATAGTTATCTTCCTTAAGGGAAGGTGCTTTACCATTCGCAGTCTTTGCTGACTGAACATAGTTTTCTTGGGCGACAGATTGCAAGGGGTTGTTTACAATACGCATGGTTCTAACTGAGTGTTGTCCCTCGACAAAGGTCTCAAGAGTAGATCTTCCTTGGTAGGGGGAATACTTGATTAGATTTGTTGGGTAGATCGCAAAGTCTGTATAAATTTTCCTAGCAAAAACCTTACCATCTAAAGCTCTAGTAAAGTCCGTCATCTTTAGCTGAACTGTATTCTTCTCCAGCAAGTAGTTCCAAATAGGATCTCGATAATCAATATAGATTGACATCCTCGGTCCTGACCAAGAAGACACCGTTGCATTAAAGTTTTCGTAGTTATTCCCATTGGTAATGGAGTCCCAAGCTAACTCATAGTCTACAGTGGTATTGGTAAAATCTATGTCACCAGCAGCTTCTGTTCTAATAGTTTCTCTAGTGGACGAGAAGAGCATAACGGAAGGGATAGCCGAACCCTCGCCAGAAACCTCGACGCTACCACTACCTCCATAAGTTAGGGAGCTAACGACTAACTCTGGTTCGTATGTTCGGATCATCGTCTCCTGTTGAGGTGGGATAACAAAAGCCTTGTCTCTGTTTGAGACGAGACTTACAGTTTCAATGGTAGAGTCTGCCTTCCTTACTTTAACAAACTCATTTAACTGATAAACAGAGGAGGTATTTGTGCCAGCATCAGTAATACCTCTAACTGTAATCCCGTCATCATCTCTAACCCGAACACCTGTTAGCTTACCACTTTTTGTTTTTACCGAGACAGTAAGATCAATATCGGTAGGCATAGCACGCCATCTTTGGATCTCACGCTTCCTATCCCCATTCGAGTATTGACCAGTGAAGATAGACGCTGGTTGGCTATTTCTTACGATTGAGTACTTAAGTCTAGATCCTGTATCGGTAAAGCCCTTGGGCATTTCAGGAACACCGTAGGGAAAGAAGGTCTTACCCGCTTTAATAATCTCATCTAAAACTTCTTGGTTATAACCACTTACAGTACCTAAAATAGTTGCTCGCCTAATAGCAGCAGTTAAAAGACCCTTACCGTCTTTTGAAGACACATTAAACTTACTAGCCTCTTCAAGCCGCTCTCTAGCAGAGTCTTTAAGGGACTCTGGAATGGCTTGTTGGTTATAAAGAACAGTGGATATACCGATACCACTAAAGGGAGTATTACCTCTAAGTACATCTCCTACCGCAACATTAATTTTATCTCTAAGCACTCCTTCGTTAGAGAAGACAGGGTTACCTGCTTCATTACGGGCGTAAGATAAAAGAGTTTGGTTTGTGGAAATCAGTAGGTTATGCTCTGGGTCAAATACTTCATCCTCTGTTGGGTATAACGGGAAGTTAGATACGTTATCTCCTGTCGCAGTTGCTTGTGGAGGAAGGTTTGCATTAGTATTACCGCTATTGATAACCTGTCCAACTATAGGATCTTGAGAGGTAGTAGTATTCCCAAAAGCGGGTGTATTGCTACCTATTGCTACATTTCCCGGAGATACAGGAGTTCCTCCATTTTCACCACCATCAACTTCTTGCACATCCCCAGCAGATATACCCCCTCCCGGTTCTGTTACATGACAGTAGGTGATACTCCACATCACCTTAGCAGTTTTGCAGGTCTTATTCCCGCACCCCCCAGAGCCACCACAGGTATGGTTCCCAGATAACACAGTCTTTTGATTTGTAGGCTGAGACGGGTTTCCAAATTGATCAGTTGCCCCATCTGGGGCCGCAGGAGGTTGATAAGTATCTTCGGGTCGAGGAGGTCGTTGAGTTCTAAGTTTGCAAGTATACGTCCAAGTAGCTACATATCTGCGTATCTTATAGCAAGGTCCACCACCACTAAGAGGCGAGTCGGTAAATGTAATCGTGGGGGTATTACTATCAGGTACACAATAACATGCAGCACCACCAGTAGTAGGGCCTTGGCCTCCACCGCCCTGACCACCCATTTGGCTCATCTGCCCTCCTCCCGGAAAAACAGGACCGGGGTGTGGAGGAATAGAAAAATCCATCTGGCCCATTTGACCCATCTGGCCTCCCATTTGCCCACCTCCATTATGGGAGATTGGGTCCATCATGCCAATGTTCATCTGACCCATCTGACCCATCTGACCCATTTGCCCACCGGGAGGTGCAGGTAGACGGTGACATACTCCCCCTACTGCGGGAGGAACTTCATTCATCTGACCACCGCCTTGACCACCCGGAGGGTCTTGGATCGGTGTATCTTCGCAATCACATTGGCTCAGATCCTGAGGCATTTAAAAGACCTTCTTAGGTAACAGATCGGATGTCAACAAGGCTTGGTTGGTTGGGACTAGTAACGGGAGCTTGTGATCCTAGCAGGTTTGTAGTCGCTTGCCCATTAATAACATTTTGAATAAGTGAATACTTGTTACCCGCAGCGTAAGCTTGGTTCCTAGTAAACGTATCCGACTTGTAGCCTACGATGGTAAACTTTACAGTTGGGTAGTAAGAAGCACCAGTCTTAGGAGCCAGCCTTCTCAAGTTTTGAACCCCTACTGTTTGTTTTTGCATGTCCCAATTAGTCTGCTTAAATTGTGGCAGAACAACCGAGTAGCTTAAGAACTGATATAGTTTATTTTGATCGGAGTTAGCAGACTCAAAAGTTCCTGAATCGGTATCTAGCATATCCCCATCACCTTGAACAAAGGAAGAATGATCTCTTCCCGGCTCAATGTTGACGTTATCTGCCATTGAGTTAATTTGGAAAACAGCGTGACGCAATCCAGATCCTGAATCGGTATACACTGGCCCCTTGTTTACGAACAACCCACCACCAGTACCAATGTTAGCATCATTCGTTGACATCCCAGTTATAGGAGAGCAGTTAGTGTATTCAACAATTACGTCATAGTCGTTACACCAAGTGGGCAAGGTAACTTGAATCTTCTTGGAGCAAACATTATACCCCGCCTTCATCTGCTCATCACCTGTTCCAAATCCGTAAAGTCTAGACAGATGCGAGTTAGCGATTGCAGAGTTTTGAGAAACAACACCACCGGGAGCATAAGCTAGACCTCTGTTATTAGTGGTCGCATCAAAGTGCATCCACCAAGATACCTTCGGAGTGTTTGCAAAAAACTGATTAAGGCTATTACTATCTACTGGCGCATCCCACTCTGGGAAAACAGGGATGTTTCTGCCCACATCTCCCTGCGGTAATCCTAGGTAGGTTAAAGATCCAGATTGACCTCCTAAGCCCCCAGTGTTGGGGTCAGAGAGCCAACGCTTTAGACTGCCTTGTCTCTGCTCTACGATATACTGTAAGTATGCTTCTCGCAAAGTAAGATCTTGGCTCTCTAAGAATGCTTTAGGGCTAGTAAAGTTTAGCGAGTATTGAGTATTTGTCTCTGGGTTGGTATATGTCGTAGTAGACTCAGAGCCAAAGGGGTCAGTCGTAGTTTGTGTATAATCACACATGGTTAGCATGGTTCCTTCTACACCATAGGCTAATCCACCCATAACATAATCCGTGTAGAGAGCTTGCCCATCCTTCTCAACCTCTTCTACATTATCAATCTTAGTGTTGAGAACATCGACAGCACGCTGAATCTGATAAGCACCTACAGCGGGGTTGGCAAATGACAGCGGAGGGTTTGCTCCTGCTACACCAGCACGTTCGTTATAGGTAAGCTCCGTAGTTCTTAGGAACGGACGGATATCAATGATATCGTCTTGGGTAATGTTGGTCTGGTCCTTCTTAACAACGACATATGCGAGCGGTAGAGCAGCCTGCCCAACCAGTTGGAAATCGTCAGCATCAACGTCAAGAGCGATAAGAGGAGCTATATTAAGTAGGTCATCGGGAGACGGGAAGCTACCGTGAACTTTCACACCAAGTCGGTTAGTAATTCCCTGATTTGCATCAGAGTTCTTATCAGACACATTTCCTACAATCCTAGCGGAACCAGCGGGAGGCGTGTCGGTGGCTCTTCCACCATCGGCTGTTCCAAGCACATTGGTAGTAGCATTGTTGGTAATACCGATGCCTGCACCCTTATATAAGCCTAGGACAGGCTGCGTAATCTTCTTTGGAGAAGCTGACGAGCCAGTGTTTCCAAAGCCAGTTTGGTAATCTTGTAGGGCTGCTCCAGAAGAATCTACTGGAACACTATACGCAACTAACAAGTCGATGCGCTGATCAGCGGTAATCGTAATCTTGTTTTCATTCTCATCATAGTAGTAGAAGTCTTCGTCGTTCCACTCTGGGATGTTAATCGTGGACTCTGGGAAATCTACAACAGCAGTGCGGAAAACACCTCGCCACATCTTAACAAAGGCTTGGTGAATATCAGCTAAGTCTTGGGCTTCATAAATAATCTGATCGCTACCCGCTACTTTACGCAGAGTTTGACCAGCTAAAGGGCCGAGAACATTATGTCCGGGCCATCTGTGTTGGTTGTTGGGGTCTACGTTTTTGTAATGGGGGTAATTACCAGAACCTTCTCCAGAAGAGAAAGTGCTAGGTTGCCATCCGTAGTTGCTCCCAACACCAGTGGAGGGTGATAGGTGGAAGGTATAAGTAAACTCTAGACCGTTAATGTTGTATGCTTTTCCAGCAGAAGCAGCACCTGTGAATCTATCAAAGATAGTCTGTCTGAGGCTGGATGCGAACACATCCTTCATAGGTGGGATGATGACTGGAGTGCTCTGAGGAACAGTTGAGTCTGTAGCTAGACTGAAGAGTGCTTTATCAATATCAAAAGCATCATTAATTCTAGAGTTGAATACACCAGCATTAACCGTGACCTGTCTACCTCCCGTAGACTTCGGCCTTAGTTGTTTAATAAGTGTTAGATCTAATTCACTGTTTGTCGTTACTAGCCCACCTACACCTGATCCTGAGCCTGATCCTGAGCTACCAGAACTGGAACCAGTTCCGTCTAACAACTTCTTAACGTATAGAATATTTTCTTCTAGTTGACGTAATGGAATATTATCTACTTCGTAGTAGTACGGATCATTCGCCTTGTAGTAGCGAATGGGTTGTGTAAACGTGTAATCAGCCATATTATAAATACCTGTCTAGATCGAATAGTGATGCGGACCCAATACCTCTAGCCATGTCCGTTGAGTCTGTCGCACCTGTGCCCCCACCATAGTAACCAGCACCAAACCCTAGATCGGCATTGTGGAACCAGCTACGGTAAACCGAGAAAATCTTCTTTCTATTAGAGGTTCCTAACAAGCCGTTCTTAGCGTTTGCAAAGGTGTTTGCTGCGGATTCATCTAGCCAGATCTTATGCTCAGAATCATTCGGAAGCAAGTCTTTTGCATAGAAGAAAGAGGAGGCTACATTCTGCCCCTGCTGGTCAGCAGGCAGGCTTAAAATGTGTGAGCTAAATCCAAGCTCTTGGTAGATAGAACTTGGGTTATTGTAGGTTGCCCCCATGTCATTTAAGGAGCTACAGTCACCAGAGGTGTTATACCCCTGAGCAACAACTTGGTAAGGTGCCCCAGTCTTTAGCACCGCTTGATCACTAAACTGGAATCCCATACTGACGAATGCGGCTGGGTTTACTGGTGGCACATAAGCAGCACCAGCAGCAACTGGGTATCCTAGGTACTTAGCTCTGGAGGCAGGTGATACATAGATTCGGAAAGGACCAATGTTCTCCTGCTCAGTCTTACCGTAATAACCTAACTCCCCACCTGTCTGAACCCCTAATCCATACGAATCAAGAACACTCGCGCCAGAAGTATCAGGCGTTGACGATGGAGCACCTGACAATCCTGTGCCCGTATCAGCGGTCCACATAGCACTTGGTCCGTAGTAGTTACCACTCATATCCTGTGGGTGATAACCACTTACCATTAAGAACGAAGCATTTAACTCTGAGTTATCCGCAATGTTCCAAATCTTTAGTAGGTCACACGCAGTTCCAGAAAGATCGTAGTACGCTCCAGAGGTGTTAAGCCACCCACATGGGAACTTGGTATTAAGAACATTAACAGTACTCCCCTTGGTAGCTCTGACACACATGCCTCCAAAAGATGCCCCTGAGAAAGTAGCTGGGGTTAGAGCAGAATCAAGCTGAACGTCTGTCCATACCTGCGTCTCACTAGGAGCTTTAAGAGTAATGTTCTTCGTCTGAGTTGGATACTCAGCTTGTGGACCAATATTAAATGTACCAGAGGCTACAAGAGGGTTAGCAAAGAACTGCATGTAACCCCCAGAAGTACAGAATGCCTTATTGTATCTAATGTCGTTAGTAGCGACAGTAGCAGTAGGGTAGTCTAGCCCAAGGTTAGATTGATACTTACTTGCCCACTCAACAGTGTGGTCCCCCAAATCCTTCATATTAATTACAGAACCCTTATCCGCAACTAATGAAGCTCTAGAAGAGTGTAGCTGCACCTTGGTATGGTTTGCTCCGTCAAGACCAATATTGTCTAGACCATAACCGCTAACATCCAAAACACCATCTCTCATGTGTGGTTGGAAGTTGACCGTAGAATTGTTTTGTGCTAGAACTGGGACACCGTATTGGGCGATACTAGTAGGTCCAGCAATGTTAATAGTGGAGCCTCCATCCGCGTAAACTCCAGCACTAATTTGCTGGGCCTGTAGCTCTACTGGGCCGAGGATATTAGTAACGTAGTTCTTAGTTCCATTTAGATCTAAGGTGCTTCCACCCTTAACACAGAATGCGGCACCGTAAGTCGGCCTAAAGTATGGAGATCCTTGAGTAGTGCTCTGAGCAGCAAAACTAGCTCTAAGCACGTTACCTGCATTAACTGCATTCATGTAAGAGCTATCGTTTAGAACAACGGCAGGGTTTACAGAACCCACCGTGCTTACCTTTCCATCAACTCCGAATACCTTATTGAAAGCTAGGCGATTGTATACATCATACATACCGCTAACTTGGGTAGGGATAAATTGCGAATTACTTAGGTTTGCATGTTGCCCGTTGAGTTCAAAATCACTTTGGAATCCAACAGCAGGTGTTAGCTTCTCCGCATTTAGGTTATAATTGAACACGGAGTTTTTAGCCAGCAGCCCATGTTGTTGGTTATGGTCAATCGTAAACATGGCAGTAGCCAGTTCAGAGTTAACTAACTCAACACCTACTTTATTTTGGTAAGAGCTAATAGCCGTTCCCATGCTGATGTTTGAACTCTTAGCTAGGATTCCTTGTTCGGTATTAAGAGAAGTCTGTAAGTAAATAGTTTGCGACCCAAAGATTTCAGTTGATGTCGGGGTGTCACCAGCAGTGTTCTTCCCATTCTTGTACCCATCTGGGGTTTTAAGAATCGAGTTTACTAAATCAACTCCAATTACGTTTCTAGTAAATTGGAACGGGGAGTCGATAGGTAGACCTAAGCTATCCTCAGTGGAAGAACTGAGCGTTACTGATGAGTTAACCGCTCTCATGCCGGGAGTTTTCCTAGCACTATTTCTCGTATTTAGGTGCGAGCCATCGGTCAAAAGCTCATAGTTATAGAAAGCTAAGAACCCTCTGCTTAAGGTTACGTCAGAGTTATCAATATGTAACCCCGCTTCCTTACATCTGGTTGCGGTGCAGTTTTCAACAACAACCTCAGAGTTTACAATATCAAACCCTCGGCTAGTTCGTTGCGATCCTGCACTAGTAATATCTGCTTGAGTAGCTCCGTCAACGCAGAAGCCTCTAATGAAAACTTTACCAGTGCAATTCTTAATAGTAACTTGGCTAAGGCAGTTATTGTATAGCATACCTACTGCTCTGTTCTTAGTCCCAGAACCAACCGCAAACTTAGTCCTTTCAATTACTTCAGTTTGGTAGTTGGGGTTTCTAATTACAATGTCATCAGAAGGAGTGGTATTGTCTGCATAAGCATCAAAAGCAAAAACATTAGCTGTTGGACTACCAGACTGCTTAAAGTAGGTTCCGTTATTATCGCTGAAGTTACAAGTGGTAGCAATTCCTCTAACAGTGGTGGTATGCGCTTGCTGAACCTCTGGGGCTAACGCAAACCCTCTAGCAAAACTATTCCAGAAGGTGAAAGTTGTAGCGTGCTTGTTGCCAACTCTCGCCCCCTTAAGACCAACACTAAATGTGTCAGTCATCGTACTGCTAGTGTCGGGGGACAGGAGCGTAACCACGCTATCTCCATCTGAAGCACCGTTCTCAGACGTTAACGCTACAGAAGAGGGGCTAGTGCTACTACCGCACATTACCTTTGCAAAGCCTCTGTTGATAATCTCGATGCCTCCCCCTGAGGCTACAAATTCCTTATTCTCCAGTCTAAGATCCCCAAGCTGACCACTGACGCAAACCTCAATAATTACAGGTTGTCTAATGGTATTAGGTAGTGCTTCCACAGCAGAAGAGACAGAACCAAAAACCTTTTTATTATCTACACCACAGTCTGAGACTGTAAGCATGATGCTTGGAGCAGTTGCGGAGGCTGGGTAACCAGCCATTTCATGAAGCAGATCGTCTCTATCTTCTAAATCGTAAATAGGGAGGTTGTCTTGTTCCCAGTTATAGAAGGAACTGGAATCAAACTTATACACAGGATCAGTCCAGCTATTAATTAGCTGTCCAGTTCCAGATGCTAGATAAAGATCATCTTTATTAAATGCCATTTTAGAAGTTTAACGTCCACTTAAAAATTAACGAGAAATCGTCTGTTTTTGTAATATTTGTAAAGGGCCTATACGCCACCAAGTTAGATCGGTAAGTCGCATTACCCAGAGGGTTTTTCATAAACAGACCCACCTCATTTAAAGGCTCCGTTAAATCGTTACAGGAGTTTCTGTCTATGTAAAGTATATAGGTGACTGAGTTCAAATCCACTCGTTTGATTGCATTATCAGAAATAAGTGGGAATACCCAAGTATCACTGCCGTCAGAGTTGTCCTTGGGGGTACCGTCCCAGTCCATTAATTGGTGAGTCTCCACAGGCAATTTTGAATCACCGTTGGTATTGTAATCAGTGGTTCCGTTCTCCTGACCCAGCGCAGATGCTAGAAAGCTCTCGGAGACCCCGTAAGTGCTAATTTTATCATCCCCACCCACGCCTAGTTGGAAATATCTAACTTGAAAATTATCTACAGAGGTGGCACCTGACCCAGCATAAAGAAGCCCCAAACCAACTCCCATCCCAGAAGTAATGGTATTTGCTTCGTCAAAAAATAGTTCCTCATCGCCGCTCTCGTAAACTTTATAAATTTCCAAGTGGCCTGATACGTCAATAATGTCTGAGTTTTTCATAATTTACCTATTATAGTTATCTAATATGGAAAGGGGTTACTTTACCTAAGCTCTCTGTATCTCCTTGAGAGAAGTGATCATCCACATTAGAATCTAGGCCCAAGAACCCTATGGACCAGTTAATAATTAAGGAGAACTCCGCAGTCTTATTTAGTGCTGCAAAGCTTCTGTATGCCATCAGAAGAGGACTCTCTTCGTAAAACCCTTTTGGATTTTTAGAAAATAGCCCTACCTCTGTAATAGCTAACCCATTGGCTGTGTTCTCATCTAAAACAATCTGAGACTCAAATGAGTCTAAGAAATTTTTAGTTACCGAACCCTTGGTAATATTTGCAAAGTAACCGTCTGCTCCACTAAAAACAACAGATGACAAGGGTGCTTTTGTTTGCTCAAGCTCCGTGTACACCCCATCCACTACACTGCTTGCATAAAAGCCTCTATACTTTTGTGAGATAGTTAACTCTGTATCTTCCCCATACCCATCCCAGCTTACAGGAGCACAGACTTGGTACCAGAAACCAGAGGTATCAGTCGCTGCAAAGCTAGGAGCACCTGTTCCAATCTGGAAGTAGGCGGGTGAGTAGTCGGAGGGGTGCTTAGAGCCAACATCCTTTTGGATATCTAAAAAGGAGGAGCCAAGCCCCGCTGTGATCATGTTGGCACGATCAAGAACGGTTTCTTTGGTTCCATCTTTGTAGATTTTACAAATTGTTATATGTCCACTAATCATGATCTGACCTAAAGTCTAATGTCCACCTAACTAAAAGAGAGGCGTGGTTTAAGAGTCCGGGAAGAGGTACAGTTCCTAAAAGCGGGACAGATGGAGACTGATCACTCGTAGCTGCCAAGTTAGACGAGAAGGTCTTCTTGGCAAAAAGTTTAAACTCTTGTTTTGTTACTCCCGATGTATCAATGTACAACGCATTATCTTGTAAGAAAGGGGCAGCGTTACTTTTCAAAGACTCTTTACAATCTAAGCCCCATAATCCCATTTGATGGAATCCTCCATACACGTTTAATGCTTGAACGTCCCATCTTGCAATGTAGCACGCAATTGTTACACGGGGATCTTGAACAAACTCCCGTACATTTGCTGCGCCTGCTGTTGAGGAAACCATGGTATTGCCTACACCCGGTGCTGCTTGTTTGGAATAATCCACGGTAGCGAACCCTCTATAGTCCATACTACTGGCGTAATTAAATCCTCCAATCAAACTACTAAGATAAAAATAAGGTTGTTGAGTGGAACCGGGGAAATAGGAAGACGCGCAGTTTACCATTGCATTAACCGTTGGTCCTGTAAAGTCCCCATCAAAAGAGCTTACAATTACAGTCTGTGGTACGTTCACCACAGTCACAGGTGTAGCATCTCCTGTCGGATAACCCCCTTGGAAGTAACTAGAGGGGTCACCACTAGCGAAAGCAATTCTGTTTTCTAAGTGGCCGTATGACCTAGTTCCATCCCCACTAAACATAGTGTATGCGGTGTCTTCTTTTTCGAGTCTCGTATCAAGAGGGTCTGGGTATGAGGGTAGATGATAATTTGGAGTATAGGTTGAGACATCCCCAGCCACCTCTCTTGCGGAGTTACTCAGTAGTCGTAATGTTTTTTGTACACCAACAGCATTTAACATGTTTGAAACACGTTGAGAACCTGTCCCATCACACTGATCCCCCGGAGGAGTCCATGATGCACCAGATGGAAAAAAGAATCCATTCTCTTGAAACGCTCCACCCGCAGGACCGAAAGACAAAGCTCCAAATCTCCAGTTAGAAGTGTCCATGACCCGTGGTGCTATACCCAGAGTGCTTGAGGGGACCGTCAGCATGTCCACAACAAGCTCGCCAGCACCATCCACCACAAGGTTACGAGCACTGTGTACGAGCCTCTGAGAGCCATCTGAGGCGATGGCATAAACTTCTACTTTACCCTTCATAAATATCCACGCTTGAAACTTGGAAGAATCCGACAGGTGAAACTCCCCACCCTAAAGCACCGCCATCCATAATTGCCGTCTCATCCTCATACATGCCAGAGGCAGAGCGATAATTTAGGCGACTTCCACCACTAACTTCCATAACCGCAGAAGTATTGTAAGCATCTCTACTTGCTAAACCACTACTTAAAGATTTAAAGTACCTACAAACAGATTTAAAATCTTGCACTGTTAGCTGGGCATCACCATGATCAGTTTCAATCACTGCATTATTATAGTTAGTTAGATCAACAATAGAAATCTCTTCGATAACTACAAACCTCCGCTCATCTCCGTCACGGACGAACAACTCGATTGCATACTTCTGGTCAGTCCTGTGAACGTAACCCTTAGCTTCTTCATACTCAGCAGTCGGAGGAGTTACTCCAAAATCATTATTTGTGGTAAACCTAAACTTCATCTCTTGTAGAGAGTTCTCGTTTATATTAACAATAGCTAGGGGGTTAGATCCTTCGACAATCTGAGTCTTCCCAATAGGCTCCCAACATCTATAATCATAAGTGGTCTCCAGAAGCGGCCCGTCTGCAACACTTTCTCCACGACCTATTACGTTATCAAGATTGAATGTATCAAAAGTATTTAGTTGAACTTTATTTTCAACCCAGTTAATGCCTGCGGTGGAGTTTAAAAAGTTATTAGTTACTATCTCCCATCTGTCAAACTCTCTACCACAGTCATCATATACACCTTGAGGATCAAAAGACCAGATATGCCCATACCCTTCATCCAAAGTATGAATCCAACAACCAAGGCTTTGTCCTCCACATAAGTCGAAGCCTCTGGATATGTTGTGAGCTTTTACAGTTATCTCATATTCGTGATTAGGTTGTAAGAAGTTTTTTGCTTGAGTAGTATCTGAAGGGTCAATCACGATCCGAATTCTTGGGAAGGTTGACCCAGACTCACCTCGGTGATACTTGATAATTTGATTATTAATTAAGTACTTAGCGTAGGAGTACTTGCTTTGATCATCTCTAGACAACCTGAACAAGCTGAATGTTGGGTTACTAGGACCAGTGGGAACTGTCACATCCGATGATGTGTCAACTAGCTCCACCCCACTAACAAGATGCTTATTCCTGAACTCAGGCTTAGAAAGGTATAAATCAGTGGAGTCCGAAGCGGTTACTGTGCCAACTTCATATACACTTCCTGAAGTTCCTGAAATACTTAAGACTCCACTGCCATCAGCAAATGCGATATCAGCTTCGTATAAAGAAGAACTTGCAGACAAATACCCAGATGCATCTAATGCTGACCCATCAGTGTCTAGGTTCGAGTTGTAGATTAGAGGGCCAAAGGAGTGTGAGAACATGTTAGGCACACCAAGGAGGTTATAATTGTTGGTTGTGCCATGCCCCCCAAAGAGACCCATGTAGTCATTGTACAGCCTATGAACTTTCCTACCAAACGTAAAGTGGTCATAGTCATGTATGCTTGTATCAGAATTATCGTTTTCAATAAGCTGGTTTGCAATTGATCTAATTACAGAATCCATTGGATCGTAAGTAGTGTTAAATTGATTAAACCAGTCTTGGAAACTAGTGGGCCTAAGCAGAGAAGACTCAGACGGCCAATCCGTATTACTAACTCCTGTCTGGGTATCGAAGCATCCTGAAACTAGAGAGCTTGCTTGTAGGTATTTTTCTAAATCATTTACACGGGTCATCATGTAAATGATTTCGGGTAGTTGCCCCCTTCTACCGTAGGTGTTACAACTAGATGTTGGAACATTCTGCTTTGCTCTAGATGCAAAAGTATTGCTTACATCATAGCCGAAGTGGGAGCTAGGGGAGGTAAGGTTTTGACAAATTTCCCAGACAGGGTGAACATCCCCTAGAAGATAACCTATACCACAAGCTTGTGTATCTTCAACTAAAGATACCTCTTGGAAGTGTTGAGATGATGGGACAAAGCCTAGAGGCAAGTATCCTGTGGCTGACGAATAATAACTAGTAGATAATTCTAGTGATCCGGGATTATTCCTCCCACCCCTAGTGAATAATTTACCCTCTGGTAAAAGGTTCTTAAAGCTTCTGCGTCGAAGTGAGTTTCTAGGAGCGGCTCCTCTGGCTACAAAATCAATAGCTTGGCCCGACCCAGAAACCATAATGTCATTAATGTTATTAACATCTATTCTTTTGAAGCGGTTTGGGGTTAGTCCTGCGGATAACGACAGATTAGCCATATCCACCGCGCAAGTAGCCCAGCCAGTGGTTACTGTTGAAGAACCTTCATACAGGTCATTGAAGTTGGGTCTCCACTCTTGGCACGGATTATCAGCGATAGCATCTAGGCTGTCTGCAACACTTGATACCCCCACTAAGATCTCAGGCATAGCGTGCGCTGGGATAACTTGATTTAAGACTCGCACAACTTTGGTTAAGCCATACTTGCTTGTAGCCTCAAGAGCATCAGAGTTGAAGTTAAAGCTACTAGCATCAAAATTAATAATAAAGTGGGAAGACTTACCGTTCCAGAGGGACAAGAGACTCACAGGGTCTGGTGTCCTTTCCGCTGTTACGTTCTTTAGAATAGTATCGTAATTAGGTGCATACTTCTTTTCTTTTGTAAAGAATAGGAAACTGTTAATCGCGCTATCCGTATCCAAGGTTTTTACGGTGTTTACATCAATGTAATCCGTAACTTGGTTTGCAAAACTAGTGTCTACACCATAGCATCTAAGGTAGTAATTAATCCTTTCAAGCATCCCCGACGAAATCTTCGTAGGCATGTAATACTGACGCTTCTCATACGGTGGGATGTATTGGATACCTCCTCTATATTGGAACACAAACTCTGGATCGTAGTGTAAAGTAAGCTCTTCCGACGCAGCTTCAAACTGCGATCCAACGAAGTATCGCACATCCCCTTCTGAGTCTACTTTAATATTATACGGCCCGATGTAAGCACCCGTGCCTTCCTCTGAACCTTCAGGCCATTGCAGTTGTGGCACTGGGAAGGGTTTACCTCCGAGGAAGAAAGAGTTTGGAAACTCCCTGACTAGATCAAACATTATCTTGTCTACCAACATCTTAATATTGGTGTTTAGATTAGCAGGATCATACTTAGTAACTCCGAACTGTTTTGCTAATTCAGGAGTGTAAGTGTCAAAGTTTTGGAATGCAGCAGAACTAGTAGCAAGGGAGTAGTAGATTAAGTCTGGAACGTAAGACTCCCAAAGCTCTTTTAAGTTCTGAGTGGGGGTACTGAATACTCCTGTAGAAAATAACGTATCAAGTAAATATTGGATTGACCGCTTCGTGCCTTTCATCTTATAGATGTCTACTGCGTTGCGAAGCTGTACTCGCCACTTATCAATGTCGCCTCCAATAAACTTCCAACCAATAAGTTCCCCAAGAAGTTCTAAGAATTCCTCAGGACACTTACCAATATCATAAAGAACATTAAGCTCTGCTTGTTCTGTTACTCGATCAGCGATAGCGAAAGAGATGGAGTCTACAAACCTCTTCAGTGGTCCTGCTTCTTCTACATCTGTAATCAAAACCCCATCAGCCGTAACAGAGGAGGTGTCAAAGAAGGATGTGAATGCAGACTTTACTTTGTTATCTGTGCTGTCTAGGAAGTGCGGGGAGTATACGATATCAACCAGAGTCTTCAACCGATCTACCTGTTGGGTACCGCTGGTGAATACGCCCACACTACTATCCAAGGAGGAGGTATAGCTTGCTGGGATAAGGTCATCCGTTGTCGTAAACGTAGGCTGGTTCTTCCAGAGATACTCTTGATACAGTGCTAGAGTATCTTGTAGTACGATTGATTTACCCTGCCATACTGTTTTTGCTAGAAGTTCTGGTAGAGCCGTGGAGGGGTCAAACGGAGTAGGCTTCAGCGATACTGGGGCTGGTCCTGATCTGTTTAAGAAATATACCCAACCTAAATTATTTGCTAGGTACTTATATGTTCCCGATGAATCATTAGAAAACGCGCTAGCGGTCAGTGTGGCTAAGTTATCTGTTGCGTGGTCTCCCGCATGAACTAGAGGGATGCTAGGGAGGAGTGTTCCAGAAACGTAATCAACGAACGCTTGGCTTGTCGCGTAGTCCTTTAGCTTTACGTTTAGAGGGGTTAGGATATTTCTTTGAAAATCATCCGAGTTAATCTGTGCTGGGTTTTGAGTTTTGTAGAAGTATCTTGCGAATCCTTGCGGGGTTCCTAGGCTAGAAAGCTCCTCATCATACGTTAGAGACGATACTGGGAATATGGTAGCTTGGTTCTTATTAGCAAGAATATGTGAGTTGATTAGCTGGTTAGGGTATGATACATGCGTCCCACTAATTGTCTGCTCATCGGAAAAATAAAACTTTGGAATAATCTTCCGAATAGCATCCGAGTAGTTTCTTTTAAAATACTGCTGCTCATCATTAGAGACTATAAGATCGTCCCTAGAAGTTACGACAGCCATGACCTCAGGTATAATCTTACCCTGATCATCAAATCTAGATTTTTGGACGTATCTTCTTGCCATTAGATTAGAACAGTGTTGATAGTAAAGTTATTTAGCTGAATAATCTCACTAAAATCGACCTCGGTAACCTCTGGGAGATTGTCAATCGTGGAGTACCTAACACTAGGTAGTCTGAAGATCTCCCTGTTTAGCTCCGAAGCTATAAAAGGCTTACCAAAATCAGCATTATCAATATTGAAATACTCCCGAATTATCTCAGCAACCTCTTGCTCAACCTGCTGTTGGCGAGGAGATAGCTCTCTGTCAATGCGAATAGTTATAACTATATCTAAAGTTCTAATTAAGCCATCAACCACTACTACTTCATCCGTTAGCATCTTCTTAGGTTCAATCTCTTCTAACAACTCCTGCTTAAAAGTAGGAGAAGCTTTTTGCAATCTAAGATCATCTGCCTTCTCTAAAGTATACATGTCAATTACGTTGCCTGATGAAAAAGCGTCTCTAACAGCAGCAGTAGTTTTACCTACGGTTCCTTGTTTTGATCTAAACGTATTACCAATAGCAATAAAGTCCTCAAGAGTTACAACCCTATCTTGTCGTTTGAAAGTATATGGGGCGTACTTTTTAGCGTGTTCGGCAGTTTCTGCCTCTGCTCCACCCGTGGCAGGTGTTCTGTTTTCTACCGTTAAGGATGTCGCACCTCCTGATCCTGCTCGGGCTGTTGTTTCTACATTTAACACCCCTTGGTCCAAGTTTCCTCTAGATCCTCCTCCCACTCTATAGGCTACAGTAAACTCAGCACCTGCGGGTGGGGAAATGCCAATAGCATTATCCCCAAAAAGAACAGTGGCTGCGTAGTTATCATCGTAGACCACTTGGAAAATTTTATCAGTTCCACCAGAGGCTGAGTATAACCTATCTGCCTGAGTATAGGCTCCGTTCGCGTCTGAGTCTTCGTTTTCCGTGGTCACAAAAACTTGAACACTTCCCTCCACAATCGGAGAGTTTGTTAAACCAATTCTTTTGTTACCTTCTAAAGTATCAAAGGTGCCTTTCTGAATAGCTATGGCACCCTCAAGCAAAGCGCAGTTCTCAAACACAGAACTAGCCCCTGTTGCCCCACCATTTGCAACTTCAGATTGTTCGAAGTTTAATTGTGCAGCAGCATTCTGAATATCCTCAATAGCATTATTTGTAATTTTGTAAAGAGTATAGTTTACAGGAGCACTATCTTCCTTAGATGTAATAGCAACTGTTCTATTAGTAGGAACAATACTCACTGGGAAATCGTTATGGTCTGAGGGGAGGGTTTGGTTGGTTAGCCTAGCCCCAGCCCCAGCAGCTAACGGACCTTTCATGTCCACGCCTACTAGCTCCAAAAGTTTCTTAAGGTTATTCCTATTTTTTACAGTTCTTAAGTAGTTCTCGTTAGCCAACATGTCCCCCTTCAAGGATAGGACACTGCCCATGTAGGAGACTACTTCAATAAGCATCATTCCTAGATCCGACTCTGAGAAGTTTTGATAATCCTCAGGGTAGACAGCCTTGATGTATGAGACGAGGTTTTCTCTAAGCGAGAAGAAGTCCGTTCCCGCGTAGTCAATATACTCAACCTTTTTTCTATCAGGGATAGAGGCGAGCTTCATAAAATCACTGTTTGCTGTTCCTGAAAAAGACATTATCCTATAGTAACCTCAACATCAAAAATATCTAACGACTGATCAAGTAATTGAAGTGTTAGACTAACATAAAGCTGAGATCTCTCTGCCTGAAGAGGGTCTGAGTAGACAGACAACGTGATAACATTTACAGAGCTAAAATACCTCTCTAGTGTTCTAAGAATGTCTTGCTTTATTAAATAATAAGTTGTTTGATCTAATGGCTCAAACAGGTACCTTTCTAAGTTAAGGCCATAGTCTGGTAACATGACGCGCTCGCCTTTGTTACACATAAGAAGCTGCCTTAAGTTATTTCGAATGAGTTCTCTACCAGTCTCACCAGTGAAGTATGACCCCTCACCTGTGTTATTTTGAAGGCTGGGGGGAGCACCTGTGACCGTCTTAAACTTACCCACAAGTGGGTAACACATACCCAGCTTCTTCTTATACTTAGACTGTACCTTTCTTTTTACAGAAAGGCTGGGTTCAGCACCATATAAATTATTTGAAGTAGTAGTAGCCATTAATAGGAGTAAGTTCTAATATTTGTGAAAAAGCCTTTTTGTGCATTGTAGTTCTTCAATACTTCTACTGAAGTTAAGGCTCTATTATATAGCTTCATACTACCAATGAACCCATGTAGACCACTTTTTTTGCCGCCAAACTCTCCACCCATGAAGTTCATGCCTTGAGTGGTTCCAGCATAATTAGCTAAGTATGTTGCTGCGTCTGGGAAATCTATAACGTGCATACCGTCCGTGTAGCCCCCTCCGATAACCCACGGTGTCAACGCGGTCATGCCTCCAATAACTTTAGGGGTAGGCCCTTCCCACCACCAAAAGTCTCTAAATCCTAAGGCATCTGGTGGGAATAAGGGTGCGTTAGGGGGTAGATAACTTTCAAAAGATTTTGTATAACTAAACGAATTAGAGTCCACCGTGGATGGAATATTCGGTGGAGTAGCCTCAGTAGTTCCAAAAGTGTCCGCAATGCTAGCAGTCGTTAACTCCTCACCGTTTAAGTATATGGATACTTGATCCATGCCATAGTCAATAGTAATGGCCGTATGAACAAATGCGGTGCTACAGTCATTAAACTTATGACCTCCTGTAGTTGCGCTAGAAGTGTCAACCCTAATACCGAAGTACCCACTAGGAGGAACCTCATCTTGGATGCAATACCCAGAAGATCCTGATGCTGTTAGGAAAGTAACTGCGCTAGTATTGACTGACTGCGTAGGACTCATATGAAACACTAATCCTGCGTTAAGATCATTATCTGCTGGGAGGTTTGATGGAGGCAAGTTCTTAGTTAATCTACGGTCTCTACTAAACCCAATAAGAAGCCCTTTGACAGCATTGCTATTTGGGGGTGCTCCTGCCGCATCTCCAGTTGTGGCTCCACCCCTATTCTCACATCCTAAAATAACTCTATGGATAGATGATAAGCTACTATCAGCATTCCAACCCGGATCATTCGGATTCGCTAGGTCTGGGACATGTGTCCAGAAATCAAAGGATGCTCCTGTTTGTCTGTATAAAAGGCTATCAATATTGTCAAAGCCTTCTTGTAGGCTAGCATACCCATACGGGCGATATGCTGAATGCAGATACTGGGTGTTGTTTGTTCTAGAAGAGGCTTTGCTATTCCCGTCCCCATCAACACCTGAGAAGAAGTTACACACTCCTCTAAAGTAAGGCACACCGATCCCTGACGGGAAAACGCTATCTATTGAAGAAGCTACTATCTGAGCAGGTGCCTCAAATGTAGACGAGGTAGCACAGTTAATGGACAAATACTTGTCGGAGTCTGGTAGAACTAGGTCTGCGTCTAAGAAGTTATAAACCGCAGCAAGACCGTCTGTTGATATCATATCGGTTAATGAGAGGACGGTTCCACTAGTGCCCGATGCTCCGGGATCAGAGGTAATAATTTGTCCAACTCCAACCTCAGGAACTATAAGATCTTTAGCAGTAAACTCGTCTTGAGGAACTTCACTCTTAATAAACTCAGGGCAAAGGGGCAACACTACACCAGAAACCTCTGCTGGGTTAAATAATAGATTCTGCTGCTTAGATTGCTCTACTGCGATAAGACCCGCATCTAGATTTTGGAAGTTGTTGATAGGGATCTCTCCCAAAACAGCAGGCTGTTCGGCTGGTGCTAGCAGAACATGCACTTCAATCTGCTTCTTGCGTCTTTTGATTTTGTTGTCGTGATCTGCAATCTTAGAGAACATGACTTGTCTTTGGTTACTAAGGACCGCACTGTCTTCAGTATACCCTGAAGATTTCAACTCCCCAACATAAGCGGATAGATCATAAAGTTCTCGGTTTCTATTATCAATTAGAACCTGTAAGAAATGATCGGTGTCGTAGTATTGTTGAATCTGAGGATCTTCATTAATATAATCCAAATCAAACGCTGTGTTAGCCCACTTGTTAAATGTGTGCCAACTTACGATCTCACCCTTACCTCCAATATTAGGATTGTATGCGTGTAAATACTTTAGTGCCTCAGGAGGAACTCCTGTTCCTGCTCTCGGATTCCCAGATGCATCGTAGTAAATAGCACTTACAATGTTGGTTATACATCCAGAGTAGTTTAATCCTCCACCATAAGAATCATAATAAATCCCTGTACGCGAGAACAAGAACTGGCCCTGATTGGAGACAGGAGGCTCCATCCCACTTACATTAATTACATCTACAAACGGGTTAAACCCATCATCGCTAGGGATGATAGGGTTGCCTTGGGCATCTGTCTCGCAGTCGATTAGTTTAAACGAGGTAAGCCCTGAGAGCGCGTCTCCCAGCGTTTTGCTAGGGTCGTTAGGGTCAGGCATGTTGTTCCAGAACACAGGCTCAGGGTTGTTCTCAGGGTCTGCCTGACGCGCTTGTTTAATCTCTCGGATGGACTGTAGCTGCTTATCTGCACCAGCCACGAAACCAGCGGCTTGCTCTAAAGTTTCTTTATTATCGTCGTAAACTTGGCTTGCTGCTTCTAGTGCTGGGGGAGGTGGGTCGAATGCAATCTCTTCTCCCGTTACGGGATCAATAGCCGTAAAGCCCACCATCTTATCTGCGATTGCAGATGGGCCTTTTTGCAATGCGCTATAGGATTTAAATTGGTCTAAACAATTCTTAACACTATCAATCTGGTTCCCGATGTTTTGCCCAATTACAACAGCTTGTGCTCCAAACCCTAGGATAGTCCCTAGACCTTGGAGATCATTAAGCCCCTGTAAGGCGTTTTGCTCAATACCTTTATTGGAAGAACTTGAAACAAAAACAAACCTTCCAAGAGTAGTATCATACTCTACGATACCCGTATCAAGGAATACCGAACGCATAACATCTTTGAATACGGAATCGGCTAATGCCTTACCTTCATTAATGCCTTTCGACATATCGTTTAGGATAGGTGATGGGAAGGCTTGAAGAACCTCCTTTGTAAAATCCAACATACATTGAGGAACTCCGAACTGTGCCCCTAAGGCACCCAGAACGGGTTGATCAGATGTGGTAATAATACCTGCTGCTTTTGTGAAATCAAATGTTGCCATTATGCTGTGTATGGTCCTCCACCAAGACTGTCGTTGATTCTAACCTGAGGTCCACCATCAATGGTAACCACTCCTCCGTTAATGTCAACTGCGCTCTGTCCATTAATTTGTACTTCTGGGCTGTTAATCTCCACCTTCGTATCGCTCTGTAGTGTAAGCTTTCCAGCGGCAACAACGTCAACGCTGCCCCCACCATCAATTATGATTCTAGAGTTTTGTCCCGGAGTATTTATATAGATCACTGAGTCATCTTCTTTTGCTTCGAGAGAAATGTTGTTATGATGACTCACCAATTGAATGCACCCAGTGGTCTGATTTCCAAAGACCCCTTGGCGACTAGCCTTATACCCGCCTACTCCCGGATCTCCAAGCTTGGTATGCTTCTGGGCACCATACTCTTTAGACCCTGTAGACTTGTTTTCGATCTGCATATTCAAACCATCTTCTACCCAAATATGAAATCTGTTAAATAGGGTGTACATATTAACAGGACCGTGAGTACGCATATGGTATTCCCCCTCTGCAAAGGGGCTTTCTGGGCTAAGGCCAGTGCTCCAAATGAAGAAGTCCTTACCCCTGTGCTCGTTTGTCATTACAATACCGTCAACGACTGGGGAGTCAACAGCTTGAATACGTTTACCATTTCCACTCATGATACCAATGGCATAATCTTGGAATGGGTCGGCAGATTCAGAAGTTGAGTTGTACCTATCGGTAATCTGGAAAGCGTCACCTCGGTGGTTAGTAAAGCCTAGCTGCTCAGGGATTACACCCTTTCCATCATACATTCCTTTGAATCTTTCAGGAATCCAACCTAGGTTTTCTTTAGTGGAGACTGCTACCTGATCTTCTGCTAATCCCGGACCATGCTGTCCCGGTTTGTTTTTTGGCACATACTCAGTGCTGGGCGTGGCTTTCTTATTTGCAAAATTTCTATCTTGTTGGTTGTTCCCCTCAATAGCTCCCATAACAGAACCCAGATAAAAGTAACCCTTAAAGTTATCTCCATCTAATGCTGCGTTTGGTTCATACCCTACCAAAACTTGAGCACCTACAGGTGGTAAAAAGAACGCACCTTCCTTGGAGTTTCCGTAAGGAGACACATACCTGACATTCTCCACAATAGCTCTACCCTCTTCAACGGGTCCAAACGAGACCTTAAATAGACCTGTTCTGGAGATGTCTGCTTTTGATTTTACTGTTCCAATTTTAAGATCCATCAGTCATCCTCATTGGGTTTCGCAAGCCCCTTGTTTCCGGGTCTTGATAGGTAGAAAGTAGATTTAGCAGACTGCGCTGAAATTGAATGCTTAAACCCAATCATATTATAGATGCCACTAAACCAAGTAGTATTGCCTTTATAGCTTTCTTGGGGATTATTTGGGATAGTAATTCTAGGTTCCACACAGTGAACAACACACGCCTTATTTAACACTCTTCGATCTGTGGATAAGGCAAACATAGGCAAAGTGCTAATGTTTCCATTCAAAGCCATCTGGTTAATATTTTGTGTTACACGAACACTATTTGCAATCGCTGCCTTACTGGGATTCTTTGAAGGAGTAACCTGCTCCATGGTGGGCTTAGAAGCTTTGTATAATTGAGAAAATGCTTCCCACATAAATTTCATGAACTTTTGTTTACCATCCAAACCGCCGAACCAGTCACTTGAGAAAGACTTGTCAGACATGTTCTGATACTTATCGGAGTCTAATTGATCGAAAACCTCTTGCCACTGCTCGAAGTTTTGGATATCATCTCCACTGAGGTAATCGTGGTCGTAGTAATTTTCCATCAACTTTTCAAAACCCCTAGGCACTTTTGTCTCAGGGTCAACGTCAGTCAGATCTAAAGTTGCAATGCCCTTAAATATGCGTGCAGCCTCGGCTTCAAAGCCAGCAGGGATCATACCTGCTACGCCTCCAAAAGCCTGCCTTCCAATCGGGCTTGAGGAGTTCATTGCTGCAATATACTGATTGTCTAAATTAAAATTAACAGATAAGATATTTGGGTTCTTATTTCCAAAGCTAAACAATGGCATTCGAGAAGCTAGTAAAGGATTAGCTTTTTTCGCATCCTTGGAAGCGTTCTGTAAGTTTGTATCTGCTGGGAAGGTAGCGTCTAATTCGTTACTACCATTGTACTGTTTTCCAAAGGGGCCAATCCAACTAGTAGGAACAAAGTAATCGAACACATCTTTAGCAAACTCTGAATTAAGACCTCGTAGCTGATCCAATCGGTGAACGTAGTCGGTTAGTTTCTCATCAACGTAGGCTAATAGGTCACCTGTGTCTGCAAAAGAAGCATCCTTTATAGTTTGCTCCTCTGCATCTGCGTCTTGTGCCTTTGCTCTAGCCTTAGCAGTTGTTTCATAAACTCTACCATATAAAACTTGATCTACAATGTTTCTTTCGCCCCATAGAAGAACAGGCTGTCTATTATTAGTAATTAGACCTTTTTCAAATAAAATCTGAATAAGGTTGAAGTCGGTAATAACATTAACCTGATTCATAAACTGAGTGGGGATGGCTTTATCGTCTGGAGCGTATTCAGCCATCTTGTTTGCGATGGCCTTACCTACCTCACTTAGAGTCTGTAGGAAGGTCTTCTTAGGAATTTCAGTTTGTAGAACTGCTCTGTAGTGATTCTTAGCAAACCAATCTGTTACCTTATCAGCAGATCCACACTCCTCAATATACTCAAAAACATTCTCTCCGATAGCTCCTGTGAAGTTAGAATCTGATCCCGTATCAACCTCACACATACCTAATCCTATACCCTCCAAACACTTGGAATATCCTAGCACATCATCCGCTAAATCTTTCCAACTGCCGGGATTGGGGGCACCGAAGTCCGTCATCCCTAAAGTAAGAACCTCCCCTACGGAGGCGTATACACTATCTTGCATCTCAGCGTAATACCCCTGCAAATAGAAGTCTAAGTCTGGCATGAAGACCAAGACGTTTTCAGATTTATTAGTCGCTGATCTAATGAAATTTTCTATAGCTCCAACTACGGCCCAGTGAAGGCTAGGCTTAAAAGAATTACCGTCCCCATCGAAACTTAACCCCTCCTCAACTTCACTCCTCTCCGAAGCTTGAATTTGGTAGGTTTTTACAAACTCATCTGCCTCCTTCTTAAACCCTTCCTCACTGAATAGTCTAAATTTTGAAACACCCTTACATAGTAATCCTTTATTAAAGTTAATACCAAGAGGACTAACTCCGAGTTGGGTCAAGTTAGGATGAATACTTTTTCCAGTAAAGTGCATAGTTAAAGTTCTAACACCATCGCCTGTAAACCCATAATCAATTCTAAGAATTTTTCCGAAGCACTGCACAGGTGCCCAGTCCTGCAAGTTGCTCCCTATACCATAGGTGATATACACCTGCCTTTGCATCTTACCCGTATAAGCTTTTAATTGATCTTTAATAGATTGATTTTTATCATCATCATCTAATACAGAAGTATTTGCAATCTCTGTTTCTATTGCATCAAGCTTATCTTCAAGTTTTGTGCGTTCCTGTTTGAGATCCTCAAGATTCTTCTTTGGACCAATATAGTTTTTCCTTTGGGCATTTTCTTGGTCTTTCTTTAATTGAGCAAGTTCATTGTCAGCTAAAAACTTCTCAGACTCTAAAGCCTCTAGACGCTGTAGGAATGGGTCTGATTTAATATCTAACTGCATCCCCAAGCTATTGTCTAACATCTCACTCTCAAAAACACCTTGTGGGTCCATGATCTTTAGTTTCATTTGGTTATCAGAATCTCCTCCACCAAATGAATGAACCAAATCCAGAAAGTTTGAATTCGGAGCATTAGAGAAGATCATGGTTTCTCGTTTCTTACCATCGCTCTGACTATCAATAAACTTTTTAAACGAACCAAAATCCTTAGTGTTCTGGAACGCGATCATTGCTTCAGGGTCGTAGCTAACTACGATGTTGGCAGCAGGGATATACATGATATATTATAGTGGCAGCCTAATTGCTTCACCAGATTTCAATTGTTCGAATACATCAAAAATAGCGTTTCGTTCACAAATTACCCACCAAGAAAGAGGACTCTCTAAGAACAAGTTTGAAATCAAATCAGGTCGATGCTCGTAACCTAGTGGAATGTTTCCATTAGTGTTTCTAAAATTTCTAAGACCCTTCTCGCCTGCGAAGAAGTCCTCATACTGTGCGCTGCCTACTGAAGTTTTTAAAACCTTTCCTTTGTGTTTAATCTCAACTTGCCCGTAAGACGATCTTGAACCTTTTTTTCTTTCCATTAGTTAGACCCCTTCCAAAATCCACCCGCAGCCAAGGGGTCTGTGGTGTGTGGTGAGTTAATAGCACTTTCCCATCCTGTTAAGTTATCTCTCTTTGTAAATACAGCAGGATCATAAGTGCTAAAATCTCCAGTCCTTATTTCCTCTAAATTGAGGCTAATTTTTACAACTCTAGGTGTAGTGGTTTCTAAGTCGTAACCTCCAGCTTCATCATAAGAAATATTATACGATTTACAAACACAAGGAACTTGTTGATACATCGTGCCAAAGTCTATCCTAATCAGTGGTGGGCCAAGCAAGGGATTAGTAGCTTTATTAACTACAGAAGTTCTGAGTAGCGCAACGAAAAATAATAAAGTGTCTAATACTCTGTTTCTGTCCGTCAAAGATAAAGTATTTAGAAAAGCAGCATTTAAATCAACCCCAAATGGCCCATCAAAATTATCATCATCTAACTGTAGCCGAACAAAAGCTTTTTCTACTGCTAGAGACAGTGATTTGTTAGGGTCACCGGGTAAAGGCTTTGAAGAAAACTTAGCGTCCTTCGTGAATAAAAGTTGCTGGGACTCCTTGCTACTGCCTGAGTACACACGAATAAACCTACTAATTCCCATTGGGTGTTGTGCTAGGTGAGGTAGTGTCATGTTGAAAGACAACTTAAACTTCCTAGAGGAAGCTCCTGTGTATGCATATAATGCGCCTGCTCGCCCTATGGGGTTATACTCAGCGTAGTTAGCACTTTGGGTTTCCGTGATCGTTGGGTTCTCGTAAAAAGGTAAGAAGACTGTCGTGGTTTCTCCATCTTCACTAGGGTATTCAAAGATGAGTTTATTCCTCTCAGAGAAATATCTGTTATTAAAAAAGTTACTCATTAGTCTCTACCTGCTGGTTGACCTAAGGGGGATGAATTGTCCATTGTTTCCTGAACTTGCTGTACCCTTCGGTTATGGAGTCGCGTCTGCTCACCACCGTTTTCATAAATATCTACTAGGATCTCATTCATCTTCTGTTGCTCGCGAATCTGCTCCCGCAACATCCGCGCCACTTCTCTTTGAGGTTGACGGCCATCGTCTTTGAATCGCTGTGCCTTCGCTCGGGTTTCCTCGATTTCTTTAGGGTCGGTGTATCTAGTGTCTGTGCGGTAGTCCGTCTTCATCTTTGGCTGATTTGAACCTAGCTCGGCACTTCCAGCAAAAGGCACAGAGATCTTTGGCTTCGATACCGCCTTAGAAGCCTTAGAAGCCGCAGAAACCTTAGCTAGTTTCGTAATATCACCCGCTTTAAGTTGCCCTAATGAGGGGCCTAAGGAGGATACTGCCTCCGATAGAATGCTAAAGCTTTTCGCTAGCTCAACTAGTGCAGGAGCGTGCTTGCCTAGTTGGATAAGTTTATCAAGAGGATTATTTCCTCCCGTAAAGAAACCTACAATACCTCCAACAAGACTTCCAACAGTTAATGCAGCGAAGCCTGCGGACAAAGCAATTAAAGAAAGTCCTAACAAAGTGATCTGTAACGGACTAATACTACTCATCCTCTTTAGGGCTTTTGAGAACTGCTCCATTGGTGGTCCTGCTAGACTTAAAGCGTAAGCTAGGGGGATAAGTGCAACACCTAGTGCTGCGATTCCAAGGACTCCAGCAGCAAATGCTACCCCACCAACGCCCGTACCAAGTAACATACCTAAACCAAAGGCAGCGGCACTGAAGATAACTAATGCGCCAGCTAAGAGCAGGATACTACCGATCCCTACTCCCTTAACCATATTTAAAGCTTTTCCAAAACCCATTAAACCTAAGGAAAGTCCTCCAATAGCAAGAACTCCCATTAGAACTTTCGGGTTGCCAAAAGCAGCGACTCCCTTGGCTATCCCTTTAAGCACTCCACCAATGCCCTTTCCAATACCCTTACCTAAACCTTTTACACCTTTCCCTATTCCGGCCAAACCTTTTCCAATGCCACCGCCCATTGCGCCACCACCACTTGCTGCACCTGCCGCTCCACTCGCAGCACCTTGTGCAACTCTGGCTACGCCTCGCGCTATCACTAAGGCTTTAAAAGCAATAAATGCTGCGGTAAGAGCAACAATAGCTTTGGTGGCTGTAAGAAGGATTGGATTGTTTAGAATAACACCAGTAACCGCTGTTAGACCTTGGACAACTTTGGTCATTGCCCACTGGAGAGGAGAAAATACTGTGCTGTAAAAGTTATCTAACGTGTTGTTAAACTCTTCTTTAATTCTCTTCTCTTCTGCTACGCTCTGCAAGTACTCTCCAACACTCTTATTCTGAGCCTTCGCTTGAATCACTAACTGGTCGTATGTCTGCGCGGATTTAGCCATCGCTGGTCCGAGAGCGTCTTCTACGGCTTTGTATGCAATAGCGGGGTCTCCAGTTCCTGCGAGATAAGACTCATACATTCTACTGGCTTCCGCTCCAGCAGCCTCAACCATTCGTAATGCATTTTTAGTAGTATCACCTTCTTTATTTAGAAGAGCATTTCGCTCATTCATTACGCCTAGCTGGCTTGCTAAAACTGCTCCCTCAGCAGATGTGAAAGCGGTCATTACATCTGCTGCCATATCACCTGCTTCTTGACCAAGAGCGGCACCTAGTCTGGCTGTAGCCTCGGCAATTTCGGGTGCGATACCGAGAATTTTGTACATGGGCATGGCTTTATCCAACCCTTTAATAGTACTCATAAGCTCATCGGTGGTCATGCCGTAGTTCTGGCTCATGGTCATGATCGTTTTCCCAAGCTTGCCTTGCTGCTCCGAGGAAATACCAACACCGAAGCCAAGCTCACCCATTTGTTTCAAAAGCTTCTTAGAATCACCGCCCGTTAACTTTGTGTATAGAGCAAGCTTATCCATTCCCTTTGAGTTAACCTCAATACCTGCTGCAAACTTCTCCCCTTGGATCTCATACATATTTGAGAACCCAGTAAGCTTACCAGCTAAATCATTGTTTGACTGTGCCTGTCTTTCTACAATCTTATTAAGATTAAGACCCCTAGAAAGACCTTTCTTCTGGAGATCAAAAGATTGTTTAATTGCTGCCTCAACAGCCGCAGACCCCTTCTTGACGGCCCCTTCAACGCTGGGAAAACCCTTCCTAAGATTTTTAGCGGATCTGTCTAGAACGCCAAGATTCTTATCATCATTATCCTTCTTCTCTTTGTCATTTTGCTCCTGACGATCATTTTGGCGTGCTAACTCGCTCAGAATGTCTGCCAAGATGTCTTTTGTTGAATCAGCCATTATTTAAGAAAAACTTTGTATATCTCTTTCATCTGTTCGAGCTTATAGGTACGATAGCTGTCGATACCTAGTAGCTTAATCAGACTCTTTTTAATCTTACCATAGTAAGATGCAACTCGTCTCTTCTTATATAGGTTATCTACGATAGCATTCACTACATCCTCAGAATTACCATCTAATTTAAAACAACTGACAAGTTTTCCTGATAATCCCGGAAAAACTCCATCTCCTCTTCTATTCTTAATTATAAGGATAACACGCTGGGACTGACTACCGGGACCAACCCCTAGAAAGTATCTAAAGACTAATAAATCTCCCGGAGTTATCCTACTGGCACTAGCAGGCATAGGCTGGAGAATCTTCGGTCCTCCAACTACTCCTAAAAATTCCTTGGTTTCTTTTGAAAAACGTGGCATAGTCCTGCTCTAATACTATAAATTATATAAGCTTATGAATACTGATATTGATCTCGTTGATTTTATGGATTTACTAAACTACACTCTACACAAAGACTTCGTAGAGAAATGGAGATATAAATACTCTGAGAAGTTTATAAAGCATTTCCAGATTAAAGTTCTAGAATCACTTAACAAACAGAAGATTTTAAAGAGAAGTAGTCTATTCAATTACATGACCAAGAAGTGTAGGTACTCTCCAGACCAAGTAGAAAACTTTTTCATTTCCATAGACATTAGTATATACTCACCCCTGATCGTAAATGACAAACCGAGACAAAAATGAAATTACCCAGACCCTACTGGCTATTCTCTTCATGGAGAACTTTCCGGGTCTTACCCGGTTGATCCTATTGGGCTGGCAGCTTTTCTTTCTAGCTGTTTTACTTCTTCTTCCGTTTGGATTTTTTGCTAGCCTTTAAGGCAGTAATCCTTTCCTCGCAGATGTGCCCAGAATTGAACTCGGGACACATAGGCTTGTAAGCACACCAGTTGCAGAACTGATTCTGCATGGCATGGAATTGATCCTTCTTCATCTTTCGGATCTTCCAGATCTGATCAACCTTCTCCTTGATGTAGTGCTTGATCTGATTCGCGGAATACTTACAACTGACGAAGTGGTTGGTGACGGGGTAGTAGTGTGCTACCGTGATCTTATCCAACGACACACCCAGCTTCTTATGGATGGCAAAGGCGTAGCCTTGCATTTGTCGGTCTTGATACAGGTCTAGTTCCGATAGCTCACGCTTTGAAGTCTTGTAGTCAATGATGAGGTAGCCCCCATCCTTGCCTTTGATCACTCGGTCGATAACACCATTGAACTTGATGTCCTTCTCTTTGTCATACACAACTTCATACACCATCTCAGTAGAGACGGTCTCCTGTAAAGTTGCATTGAAGCGGAGGAAGTTCTCTAAACACGTTTTGATCTTCGGAGTATAACTTTCTGAAAACGTGTAGTCTTTTTTGGCCTGCTCGGCTATAACAAGTAGCTGATCGAGCGTGGTAGCTTGATAGCCATCCTCTAAGATTTTATGAATAAACGAGCCAAAGTGAAGAGCGTCAGTGGGAGCATCAGAAGGCTCGGGAAGACGATCAACATACCGATAACGGTATTTGAGTTGGCAATCTTTGAAGGTTTTGGATTTTGATTCGGAAATTGTATTAATGAACATTATAGTACCTCAGTATATTAGAGACTACCTGACGGAGAAGTTCGAAGAAAATTACAGGTTATCTTCTAGCAACGATGAGATGATCGTCCCGTCTCTTTTTGTTCCCGACGATTACAAGCGTCACATGTCCGTAAATTTGAATACGGGGTTGTGGCAATGTTTTAAGAGCGGAAACAAGGGTAACTTTATCCAGCTTTACGCATACCTAGAAGGTATCACTTATAATAAAGCTGAGTCTGCGATCCTATTCAAAGAGCTTCTCGACGGTGAAGTATTTAGTGCTCCTAAAGAACTACCTAAGAAAAAGCATAATCCTAAGAGGCAGGAAGAGCTTGGTCTTATTCCCGTCACAGTGGATTCTTATGAATCAGAAAACAGTCTGATTCAGAAAGCTTGGGCTTTTCTGTATGAGCGTGGTCTTTTTAACCTAAATCCTGATGTGGAGTTCTCTCCCACATACTACATCGCCACTAAGGGCATCTACAGAAACCGTCTGATTATCCCCTTCGAATATAATTCGCAGATTTTTTACTTTCAGGCACGAACTTTAGCGGACGAGACACCTAAATATCTTAACGCGACTGGGGACTGGCCTAAGTCCTCCGCAGTTCTATATCCGTATGATACTGAAGCGGATCACCTTGTGGTGTGTGAGGGACCACTAGATGCCATCTCACTACAGTTGCAGGGTGTGAATGCTACTTGCACGCTAGGTTGTTCAATTTCTGATCTTCAAGTCGAGGAATTGAAGTCTTTTGAAGGGAAGATCATCGTAGGTTACGACAACGATGCAGCGGGGAAGAAGGGGGTAAACAGGTTTGATTATCTGCGCCGTCTAAAAAGGATGGCAGACTTGCACATCTGCCATCCACCTTCGGAAGTTAAAGATTGGAACGAGGCCCATATGAAGAGTATAGGCTTAAAGCGTTTTGTCGAATTGCGTACTACGAAGTACGACTACGACTACCTTGTTGATCACCTCCTTACGACACTGTGAGGTAGTACAGCGGACTTATAATTGTCTGATTTAGCAAGGTGTATTTTACTTGCACGCTATACGTCCCTGTCAAACTTCCAAAAGTTCCGTTCGTGAAGCTGGACAACCCGTTAATTTGGGTCGTGTCCCAGTTCATGATAATAGTATTATCTTTAGTAATAGTAGTTGTTGAGTCAGCAAACGAGGATACTGTAAAGGGACCATCAAAGTTGTGGTCTTGGTTGACCTTCTTGATCTCCATCGTTGCGCTAGTAATTACAGAGTCTTTGAAGATATTCTGAACAGTGTCAGTCATGCCTTCATTCTGAACTGTAGTCTCAGTACTTACCTTAAGATCAATCTTCTCCCCGAGCCTAACCTTCTTATTCATTAATTTGTTAGAAGTGGTTAGCAGCAGCGGTTCCGTGAAGGCGAAGAAGGTATCTTCATGCAGGCTGAAGTGGTTTGTAATTACTTGATACTTAGATGCTGAATCTAATTTGACCGTCCAAAGGTCAACGTAGTCACCTACAGAAGAAAGGCTAGAAACGCAAAGCTCTGTGGAGGAGTTGGTATCATACCCAGAAAGGGATAAAGTCTGGTCCAGAACAACAACGTAGTCCCCCGTCCCAACTTTATAAATTCCACTAGCTGTGACAGAGGGTATGTAATTACTGCTGTCAAAGTTATCATGAGAAGTGAGGGTCTGCCCCGAAGCCCCGTATGTCATTAAGGGTGTAGAGCTAACGAGGTTCTCACTATCGAGTACTGTATTAGGGGTTAAAGTAGAGGACTTAGTGAATAGTTGGACTGAGCTAATCTCATAAGGATCAACGTATGCCCCGTCATTTATAAAGAAGACGCGCAACCCTACTCGCTGGCTCACGTTAGGGCGATTTCCTCTATCTACGATTACTGTGTTGTTGACTTGCACGCTTTTCCTCTTCTATTTCTTGGCTGAAAAACTCTAAGAACGCCGACCGATCCGCTCGGCTCATGTCCTTTACGTCCGCATAGCTGAATCTGACATGCTTCACAAGTATATAGGCTTCATGAAGCAAGTCTTTTAAATTAAAAGACTCAGCTATTTGCTCGAAAAAAAATCCGCTGTAATCGGTAGCTCCATACTTTCAACATGATCGCAGTATGAACAGGCAAATCTCACATTAGTATCAATGCCATAATTCGTGCAACCTAATGCTTCCATAATAATGTGAGCATCTTTGATAGGTAATTGAGGAACTACCTTAGAGATAACAGATTTAGCATCGTATCCTCCAATGCTAACAATAAATCTCCACAAGTTATTTAGTGTGGTCTCTGAGTTAGTAAAGTATCTTTCATCTTCAACACGCGGAATCTTAACAACTACCTCCTTTTTTAGGATAGGCAGTTGGACTTTCATGGGATTGGTAAGCTCTTCATCAGCGTAATTAACATTAAACGTGTCCAGTGCAAACACTACATTGTTTTCCGACTTACAACTTGGGCAGTTAATAGTAACATGGTAGTTTGGTCCGTAGGAAATCTCTCGTAGCTTCATTAGCATGTAGAGTTTATCCATCTGCAAAAGCTGTGCAATGTCAATATTGGTCACACACCTAGCCAGTAGCTTATTAATGATATCACTCCCCCCGTCTTTCTTAGACAACATGCTCTTTTCATCCGCAAAACTCATTGGGCGCATCGTAATTGGCATACTAGGGTCTTGAAGAGTGTAAAAACGGTTCTTTGAAGGAAGGTCTACCTCGATAGCATCGTTAGATGGCATCTCTTTCAAGATATCATCAATAATAGACTGGTCACCTTGGGGGAACTTCGTCTCTTTTGGATTTGGGTTGGTTGGTTCTGACATAAAAAATACTCCTACTGCGGTACACAGAGCTATTCTATAATAGTCTGATGAAGATCCATATAAACACTCTAAAATCTAGGATAGAAACGGATAACCAATCTCTCCTTGATGCGTTATATAGCCTATACTCTGAAAAAACTCCCGGATACCAATATTCTCCCGCGTACAAGCGGCGACAATGGGACGGGAATATGCACTTTATCACTAAAACAGGCACATTTAGGACTGGATTGTTAAATAAGGTGTTAGAAGACCTTGAGAAGATTGGTTGTACACCTGAGCTTTGCTATGAAAATGCACAAAAAGTGGACACTTCTACACAAAACTACGAAATTGATAACTTTTCCTACTACTCGTACCAAAAAGAGCTAATTGAAAAAGGTTTAGAGGAACAGCGCGGAATCATAAAATCCCCTACAGGGTCTGGAAAAACACTAATTATGGCTGGATTGGTTAAAGCACTGGCTGGAAGGAAAATGGTGCTTCTTTTTAACGCAAAACAGCTACTTACACAAAGTTATGATTTTCTTACTAAAACTTGTGGGATGGATAATATTGGCCTTTGTTTTGGTGAGGGTTATATTTACGGTGATATTATGCTTTGTACTGTCCAGAGCATTGAAAAAATTCTAGACACGCACTTGGAAGAAGCCGAAGTTTTGATGGTAGATGAGTGTCATGAGTTTGGAAACGGCAAGACTACACTAGCTGCCCTACAAGCCTTCCCTAAGGCCCTGTATCGCTTTGGGTTCACCGCAACGCCACCATCCGACAAGATACCCAAGTTGAACCTAGAGGGTGCTCTAGGGCCTGTGTGGGCCTCTGTGGAGACTGCTGGTCTTGTGGAGTCAGGAAAGCTCACTAAACCCATTATTCAACTGATTGATAGACCTTACACGGCAAGTGGGGCAGACGAAGATATGTCCTATCTTGAGGCATATGATGAGTACATTGTCTATAACGAAGATAGGAATAATATAATTAAGGATGTAGTTAATGAAATTAGAAAAAACAACAAACAATCTCGCATACTTATACTTACCAAATCACTTGATCATGGAAGAACCTTGGAGGAGTTGCTTGGAGACGGGCCAGTTCAGTTTCTACAGGGTGAAAACTCGCTCGGAGACAGGTATCAGAGTATTGCTAAGTTCCTCGGACATAAAGAATCTAGTGTCCTTATTGGCACTAAAATTCTCCAAACAGGAATCAACATTGAGGAAATCACCCACTTCATTAACGCAAGAGGGATGAAGTCTGAAATAGCAACCCTACAGGCTCTGGGAAGAGCCTTACGCCGACACGAATCTAAGGACAAAGTATTTGTATACGATTTCTTAGATAAAGAAAAATACCTTCGCGAGCACTCTAATGCTAGACGAAGGCACTACAAGAAAGAAGGACATGAGGTACGCACAATATGAAAACCCCCGATGAAATTAAGGAAAGCAAAAGTAAGTTTAACACATCAGAGATTAGCGATTTAAGTTGGCTATCGGCTGAGTTGGAAACTTTTATTAAGGATGACGAGGTTAGTGTCCAAGGACTACAAACACTGGAGAACATGACCAACACTCTTAATAACTTTAAGCGGACGTATACTCAACGTATCATCCGCTTATTAAAGAGTGCTCACATAGTAGACTAGTTACCCTCAGCGATTCCGGGAATCTTAATATTTGGGTTCTCCATTTTAAGCCTAAGCCCCCAGTTCTCCATGTCCCGCACGGTCCACTGATCTTCAAGCTTCTGCTCTAATGTGTCGAGCTTATAATTAATGTTAGTAAGCTGAGTGCTTATCCAGACTACACCTCCACAGAGGGCAATCACCATGCCCAGTGGCATTAGAGTCTCTTTCGAGAGTGTAAGTGTTTTTGTTTTTTCCATTATGCTATTCTGACGATACTCACGGTGGTACCAGATTTAAACGCGCAATTCCCTGTACTGGCTGTAGCGGTAAATTCGATGTCCCACGAAGTTCTACCTACTTGTCCTACCCACTCTAGTGTCATACATTGAGGTGAAATAACCGAGTAACTGTTATTAGCGATAGTATGCTTAGTACTACCATTAATATCTAGATCAATAGTAACAGTAGGGTTGACAGCACTGTTTGAAACTATCGCACACAGTAGAACTCTGTAGACTCCAGTCCCTGTGCCAACTCGCCATGCTGCCGGAGTTGAACCATCTGGGTCTTTGGTAAACGTCAAGAAGGTGTCATCACCTGCTGCTGCGCCAGTTGGGATACTCTTTACTGTAGCCGTATCCCCGTCAGAAGATAAACCTTGTCCTAGATTGGAGATTGTTGCGTTATTTGAATCGCCAAGGAATCTAGTCCATAGGAACTCCCCATGCATGTGTGGAGCAGCCCAGTTTTCAGAAATAGTGGCTACAGTACCATCATAATCAACAGTGCCAGTCGTGGAATAGGATAAAGGAGCATTAGTATCAATAGCCACACCTGAGAGATTAATACTTTTAGCAAAGTTACCCACTCCAGACACGTTCAAGCCAGCGTTAGTCTTTAGTCCAGCGGTAGTAACGATCCCTCTAAAAGTTGCAGCAATCGAATTAAACTGGTTGGAGGGAACATCTCCACTATCTTCAGGGTCAGCATCGCCAGCAAAGTATGTAATGGGCAGACCTGTAACATCTAAGATAGTGTTATCACTCTTTCTAATCTTGTCTGCTGCAATATGCCCAGACCCAGTAGCGGCAAGAGTTTGCCCTGAAATAAAGAGAAGAGTTACGGGACTATTTCCATCACTACCTTCAATAAAGTTGCCATCACTACCAAATACACCTTGCGAAAAATCGAACTCGGCACCGACTTGATCACCCGGAGTAACGATTCCAAGAGCAACATCATTCATAGGTCTCAACCCGTAGGATGAACCCTCTGCGTTCGGCATGAATTTAAATACTTGTCCACCTCTAGGGTTAGGGCCTGTAAATTTAAACTCTCCTGTTAGGTTAGTGGGCATGGAAAGTCCAGCAACGACAATCCTATCCTTTGGACCCGCATCTCCCTGAGCACCTTGAGTACCTTGAGCACCCTGAGAACCAGTATCACCAACAACCTTACCTAGCTCCTCAAGTAAAGTACTACCATCTGGCTTAATGAAGTCCACAAAAAGACTAGGACCAGAGATCCTCGCCCTAGTAAACCCTGATCCTGCTGAACCAGCCGCGCCATCATTTCCATTAGATCCATTATCACCAACAACCTTACCTAGCTCTTCAAGTAAAGTACTACCATCGGGTTTAATGAAGTCCACAAAAAGACTAGGACCAACGATCCTCGCCCTAGTATACCCTGATCCTGCTGATCCGTCAGACCCGTTAGTACCGTTAGATCCATTATCACCAACAACCTTACCTAGCTCTTCAAGTAAAGTACTACCATCGGGCTTAATGAAGTCCACAAAAAGGCTCGGGCCAACGATCCTCGCCCTAGTATACCCTGATCCTGCTGAACCATCCGAACCATCCGAACCATTAGATCCATTATCACCAACAACCTTACCTAGCTCTTCGAGTAAAGTACTACCATCTGGCTTAATGAAGTCCACAAAAAGGGTTGGACCCAAGATCTGCGCCCTAGTATACCCTGATCCTGCTGATCCGTCAGACCCGTTAGTACCCGCTGGCCCTTGTGGGCCTTGTGGGCCTTGTGGGCCTTGAGCACCCGCGCCACCTGAGCCTCCCGAATACATCCCACAAATGGGAGCACAGATCTCGTCCCCTGCGGGTAGCTCCTCGAAGATAATCTGCCCGTTAGCGTCAGTCCCTAATACAAGAGGTATGCGATCTGCCACTTATTAACCCTCTTGTGATTCGTCCTCGTCCTCGTCTTCGGATTCTTGCTCAGGCTCATCACCTTTCATACCTGCGAGCAACTCATCCATATCCTTCAAAGCCTCTAAGAACTCTTCCTTCTTCATTGGCTCTGCTTTTTCCTCTGAGTCCTCGGTTTCTGGTACGACTGGTTCCTCAGCCTCTTCTTTTACCTTCTTCTTCTTCTTCTTTTTAGATTCGGTTTTCTCATCAGGGCCTTCCTCGCCACCCTCTTCAGAGTCAGCGTCATCATCATCTCCACCACCACCTCCAGCGGTACTGAATGGAGCAGGCTTGGAGAACTCAGCAGCACCTTCCTGTGCTTTTTGGACTGAATCGTCTTCCATATCGGCTTCACTGGCTGGGTCTTTTTCATCGGCCTCAGCCTTCTTCTTCTGCTTCTCTTGTTCAATACCCAACTTATCCTTCTCAATCACCTTAGCCTTGTCGTGCAGAAGCTTGGCCTTAGCCTTTTCAAGAAGCTCTTGGGTGTTAACATTCTCATCTAAGATATCTTCAAACGAGATGCTTTCAGCTAGGGTAAAGTCTTCACAGAAGGAAGTATACCCACAAGTTTCAAAGCATTCTTGCAGAACATCATTAACATCAATAACCTCTACACCGTTTTTCTTCTTCAGGAGTAAAGCAACTTCTGATAACGTGGACTTAACAACGCTACCTTTAGGAGCTAATCGGGAGAGAGCTTCAAAAATCACAACTTGCGTATTGGCTAGGCTAGAGAACGTAGCCGTTTCCTTAAGGTTCTGGACATTAATACCGTACTTCTCATTTAGAAGATTAAGGATAATCTGCTTAAGAGGCTTCTTCATCTCGTAGATTCTAGAGCTAAACTCTTTAATATCCTTAGCGGAGATTGCGTTATGATCGGTTAAGCTAAAAGCGTTAGTAAGACTCTCGTTTAGTTGACGCTTAGTAGTTAGTGCGAGAAAGGGAACATCCACAACGGCTTCGACTAGCGACTCAAGAACTGTCTCATCGTTATCTTCAAAGAGTAAGCTAGCGAGTTGGCGAATATGGGGGTTAGTAGCCCAAACATCTTCAAAGTTCTTCTTGGATTCAAGAAGTTCCTTCTTTACAAGCTCTTGCTTGCAGACCAAATCGTAAACCGACTTGTTGATCCCTTTAGCGACACGGTAGCTGCCTGATTCTTGAAGAGCTTCGAAAGATAGACGCGGGAAGTTAAAGGCTCTCGATACGGAGTCAGAAAGTTTAATCGAGTTCTCTACTTCTTGTACCTTTTGCACCGTCTCACGGTTTTCTTCAAGGAACTCCACGATCTGAGGCATAATCTCTAGGAATCGTTGGAACTGCTCAGTGTTAACGATGTCTTGGCTATCACCGAAAACAGCAGACTTCTCATCTAATCGCTTCTTCACGTTCTGGAACTTCAACCGATTCTCCCAAAGGGACAAAAGCTCGTTGAAGCTGCCGTCAGCATCATTGTAGCGATCCTCATTTAGATCCCCAACAAAATAACTAACCTTTCGATCCACAAAGCTGTCGAACACTTCGTTGTCTGAGAAGATCTCAGAATCTTGGATAGTGATGTTGCTAAAGGCTAAATCCTCTTGGCAATCATAGTTACCTGAAATAACCTTACCATTTTCAGTAAGGTAGGCTACTTTTTGGTCTTCACTATCAATAGAGAACAACTCTACATTTTCTCGTAAAGATCTACCTAAGCAATCACCTAACTTAAGTAGGTTCGTAACGGTTGTGTTTCTGTTTTCGAATAAATGATCAAACATTTCTAACTCCTTGTCTTTTATAATAGACCATGTTTATATAGTAAAGCTACTTAGATATTATTTTGGGGATTTCGTACATTTCTGTTCATAACCCTATCTAACGCTTTTGTTTTAGTGGAACCGCTACCAGATTCAGAAATTATTTTCTTCTTAAGTCTAGCAAGAGCGGCATGAGTTTTGGGATCAATGGATTCCTTCTTAGGCTTGGCCTTTTCGACTTCCATTTGTCTTTCAGCATCAGCCTGTTTAGAACCTTCATCACGGTCAGCATCAGCGTCCTTACCCTTCTGCTCGCGATCCATGTCCTTGTCTTTGTTTTGTTGGTCAAGACCAGACTGCTGTTCAGCCTCTCCCTGCTGATCTGCTGCTTCCTCTTCTTTCTCTTTCTTAAGCTCCTCCTGCATCTGCTGGATTTGCTCCTCAGTCATGTCGTAGAACTCTTTATAGATGGTAGATTTAGGAAAAATACCTAAGCCCACAACTGCCTGTACTACGCGAGCTTTTTGCTCATCAATTTCCATTTTTCTCTTAGTAAATACATCACTAGGGTCTGGAAGCTGGATACGAAGTTCTTTAAACATGCTGGCTGGGTAACCTACAAGAGCAAGGTGTCTACGAGCAATCTGCTCTAAGCCCATCTCCATTTGCTGTTGAACGCGACTAATAACGCGAGCAAACTTAGCATCTAATTGTGACAGGTTCGCCTTACGCTCAGGGGACTTATCCTTCTCAACAATGTAATCCTTCGGAACCTTCAGTGCAGCCAGAAGCTTATCACGGAAGTACCTTACATCATCAACCTCACCTAAGTTTTGTGCGCCGGGGAGCGTGTCAATCTTAGTGCCTTGGTTTCCTCTTGTGGGAACGAAAAAGTCCTCATCAGCACTAAGTGGGTTGTAGCGAGAATCAACAGTGCCATCATTAGCGTTGTAGTATTTTTCCTTCTTGAACTTCTCCTTTACCTTTTCGATGAACATCTCAGCTTTGGTAGCTGGCATGTTGGCAACGTCAATGTAGAAAATTCTTCTTTCAGGTGCTCTAGCTAGACGGTAGATAAGCATCGCATCTTCCATAAGCTTGAGAGAGCGGAATACTCGAACAGCTAGGGCTGCAATAGACTTACCGTATGGGTAGAATGCAGGGTCAGAAGTTCTAAGCCTAAAGTGTACAATCTGGTTTCTATCTAAAGTGATATACTTAGAACTAGCCATATTACCAGCCATGCTACCAAATGCTTGCCAATCATTATCCTCTGGAATCTCTTGCAAGAAATCCGTAAGGTAGCCGTATTCATTCTCCACCCGAATAATAAAGTTAGGGTTTAGAACCTTTAGCCTTTGCAATCCTCTTTTTGGATGATTAACATCGAGAACCGTTTCGATAAAGCAGTCCCCATATTTGCAGGTATTTCTGATGATATCCCAGTAGTCCCTATCTAGCTGAATCTTCTTGAAGCACTTATTTACCTCATCCACAACCATCTGGCTATCAGCAAGAACAGTCCATCTCTCGTTACGCAGATTTTTTTGAGTCGAATCGTCAGCATAGATATCAAATGCAACCCCGATTTCGGGATAATCATCCATCTCCTCATACTTTGTATAACGCTCCCTCCTGTTCTTCTCCAGTTCAGGAAGCTGCAATGTGGTCCTACTAAGAGCACCAAGAGCGGGGAGAGTATCGGGCTTGACAGTATCGACATTCTGTACCGTGTCTCCAGCTAGGGTGGCTTGAGGAGTTACCCCATCATCTGCCTGCTTTGCCATATAAGGCGCAGCCTTTGTAGCAAAGAATCTAGCGAGGAATTGGCCTAACCGACCTGACGGCCAGAAGTAAGGACCAGTGTTACTATCAGGTGTGTTTGAGAATTTAGTATTGCCGATGGCATCCTCATTTAACTTGTCTTCGTCTTTTATTTCATCAGCCATCTTATATCTTCCTCTAATTCTTGGTTAACCGCGTCATGGACAGTGGACCTCATAGGTTCTGGAGGTCTACGTTCTTGTTCTTCTAGGCTATCTTTCATCTCTAAGGGACCACTCCCTGCTAATGTATGTAGTAAAAATATAGAAATTGAAAGGCTCATAATTAAATCATCATGCTTGCCTTCATCAGCAGTAATCTTTCCATTATCGTCAACAATAAAAGTTAGAAGCTCCTCCACAGTTCTTTTAGAATTAATTTTAATAAAGTTGTTTCGAATGTATTCTTCCATCCTAGCTAGAAGTTCCTCACGGTTCCTCGTCGTGACCTGAATACCAAAATCGTTTTTATCATCAATCCATAGATTGTCATACTCCATAACATTGAACATCCAATCAATCAGGTTGTTGCCGATTGTGTTCCGCTCAATAATTACGGATGCATTATTATATAGATTAGCTTCGTTAGTTAAAATTTGAGCAAGTTCATTAATTGGGGTTTTATTGGAGTAAAATTCCGCAACTTGCTCACCTGTGTAGGCATTAAAAATATGAAAAGCGGAATTATCCCGTTCCCTACCTAAGCTCACATCTACCCCAATCACATATTCGTGCTCTGGGCTAGGGTCTTTCCAGACCCGCATCTTATTATTGTACTTAATCCAGTAGTCTTCGTTCTGCTCCTCTACCAACCTAGTGAGTAGGTAACCCTCCAAATAGGTATCACCTGTACCGAGGAACTCACACTCATACTCTTGAAGCCACTGCTTTAGGGGCATGTTAGCTTTTGTAGTTTTTTCCCAATCATCTACATGAAGATCTTTCTTTTCCATCTCATCGTAAAGAAAATCAAACCCCTCCATCCGTTTATACTCAGGGTGGGATTCCCAGTTAATGTCAATAGCGTTGAAGGAGTTCTCCTTTGCTAAGGCTTTGTGATACACATCATAATACCAATTGCCAATACCATTAACGGTAGAAAGGACAAAAGCCCTACCTCCTGTGGAGATAATTGGGTATACAGCAGCCCAAATAGTGTCAATGTTTTCAATGAAAGCAGCCTCGTCAATAATTAGAAGGGAGCCAGCTAGGGAGCGGCCTGATTGCTTGCCTGATGGGCGAGACTTGATTGAAGAGCCTGTGGCTAACTTCATGGTATGTTTGTTATCTTCAACTAACTTAGGTCTTAAGAACACGGGAAGTTCTTCGTACATAATTTTAATACGATCCAGAACCTCCGTTGACTCAGCATCACCTTTTGACAAAATAACTACTTGCTTGTGTTTCTGGAACACGATCATCCACAAGGCATACGCAGCCGAGATCGTAGTGCAACCAGCCTGTCGGAACTTTCTTAGAATATTAAACCGATGTTCTTGCAAACATTTTAAAATATCCGTTTGAAAAGGGTATAACTTAAAGGGGACAAGACCACGAACGGGGTGAGTGACCTTGATGTAGTTAGAAATAAAATAACTAGCATCAGCCCTACACTTCTTAAACTCTTCTACTAATTCTGCTTGTTCCATGATTGTATGCTAACTTTTACTATTATAGTCCATGAAGATCTTCGCAGTAATATGTACTAGAACTAATAATTTCAGCAAAGTTACACGGGACTTGTTAGATACACTATCTAGCTTTGGTGTGCAAGTTAAAGTGATGACAAACCAAACATCTATCTTTGAAGCCTACAAAAAAGGACTAGACAAGTGTGATGCAAGCAGTGAGGATATCGTGATATTCTGCCATGACGATATTGAGCTTTTGGATACTAAGGCCGACTTCATAGCTAAAATAGCTTCTTGCTTACGAGAGAATACAGGCATCGTAGGCCCAGCAGGAACCACACGGCTTGGCCCTGATGCCGTATGGTGGAATTACGACAACTGGAGGGCTGGTTTACATAGCGGAGCAGTGTATCACCGAGGCGAGAAGGGTCAAATATACAACACTGAATACGGACCCTACAGAAGAGTGGTAGTTTTAGACGGTCTATTCCTAGCGGCTAGAAAATGTGTATGGGATACCGTAGGAATGGGCAAGCCAGACTACTTTAGAGGGGACTGGGACTTCTACGATCTCCATTATACCAGCAAAGCACACAATTCAAAGCTAGAGAACCACACAATTCCCATAAAAATCATCCACCACTCCGCAGGGGATATCGTGGGCAGAGATTCTTGGCACAAAAACCGAGAAGCCTTCATAAATAACACTTCACTACCCTTGGTTTCCTAATGGAATTACTTATCTGGACACTCGTTAGTTTTGGAATCACTTTCTCAGTGACTCACGGCAAGATTTTTGCCAATATGCGTAAAAACGCAGCAGAGGAGAGCCAAAAGCTTGGAGAACTCCTCCACTGTCCCATGTGTTTGGGATTTTGGGTTGGAATGTTGCTTAGTGTAGCTTGGAAAAGTATCACTGGCAACTTTATCCTTGATGGGTTCCTCTCCCTATCAACGTGTTGGCTGCTTTTCACAGTCAGTTGGGCATTAGCCCTGCACGATGATAGGGTTTAGTCAGCACCCGTTACTACAGTGAGCTACCCTTGGTAGCATAAACCTTTTAGTTAGCATATACCCTCCAGTTTATCGTTTTCTAGTGGTGAGATCAATCTTTTGATCATATTTTATAGCCTCTTTATTAGTTTTTAGGAGACTATAAAGTCTTTTAGCTAAGTAGACCCCAGCTTTGTGGTCAGAAGGATAGTGGAAACCCGCCATAATTCTCCCCTGCCCACATTCTTCCGCTGCCCTGAGAAGGTTCTTTCGATGCTCTGGGTATTTCGCAGCGTAGATCTCAGCAATCAGTCTTGATTGGGTCGTGTGTCCACTAGGGTAGGCAGGAGTTTTTGCCGTTCGGCTACCCAAAACGTCTAATTCTATATCGTAGTAGGGAGCAAGCTGAAAGGGTCGAGGTCTATTGAAGCTGTTTTTGATAGTTTTTACAATGTATGCACTTTCAGTCAAAATCTTATCAATAAACTGCTGGTCATACTCCAAACCGAAGATGTCCATATACCGTTTCACAGCAAAAGCTGGGTCAGTATCATGTTTCTTAATACTTTTTATGATACCATCTGCTCGTAAGTAGGTCGCACCCTGAACTGCTAGGAGATCCTTCCCTGTTGCCAGACTGGAGTTTTCGCTTGGTGGGGGAAGAGCAATGAATTCTGCTCCGTCCCGAAACAAGGTTATTTCTCCTTTTGGCTTTCTTAATTTTGTAGAGTAAACTAAATCGTCTACCGGGTCCATTTGTATACCTCAACTATTAACACGCTAACAGTTCCATTTACGAAGAGCCTTGTTGATACGAGAGTTCGGATCACTGGCAGTCTTCTTGGAGGTTAGGCGTTTCTTCATACCACCCATTCTAGAGCAGAAAGACTTACGGCGACCAGCAGCCTTACTACCTTTCTTAAGCTTAGATGGCTTCGTGGTTACAGCAGTCTTTAATTTAGAACCGGGGTTCTTTCTACGGTAGGCAGCAACGCCCTTGGCCGTCAGACCACCAGCACGGGACTTGTGAACACCCATCTTCATCTTTGGCATCGTGCCCTTCTTCTCGTCCATGTCTTCGGTCTTGCTCTTACCATAGTTTGCAGCACCTTTCTTACGGCACTGAACGAGTCGGCCAGAAGCATACGCAGAAGGCCATACCTTAGCAGTTGCTTTTACCTTACTGTAACAAGCATCCTTTTTTTCAAGGAGTTGTTCTGCCAATTTGACGTATACGGTTTCTTTTTGTTCCTTTCTCATTTTAAGTCCTTTTTTAGTAGAAGGAGTATTAATAGGTTTGCCTGATCTTTCTGGATTTGGATCATCCCTGCGCTTTTTACGAACCGCAGCACTACGACCCTTTTTACCAAGTGCAGCAGCCTTCTCTTTAGAGAAGCATTTGGGTTTCGCTTCTCCCTCCTTACGACCGCCACACTTACCTAGCTTCTTTCCCTTGGAATCATAGCGATCCCAACCACCACCTTTGAACCAGCCTCGTAAGCCACCCTTATCGGAGCCTTCTCCTAAGCCAGCGTCTTCAGCATCCATCTCAGCCTCTTCTTCGTCATCATATTCGGTAACCTTTTTACAAGATCCCTTCTGACCTGATACCTTACCGGGCACCCTACGATACCCCGACCAACACTTCTTTTCTTTGATTATTTTTGAGATGGACATGTATTACCTCTTGCATTATTATATAGCAGTCATTGGCCCGAAGGGCCGCGAAATTTTAAAGCCCGCTCTAAGTACTTAGCCCTATATATTATAGTTCCCGCTTTTAGGAGGCCCATATGACGAAAAAACGACCCGTGTTTGAAGATGATGATTATACAGAGCCACGCACTCAGTTTGTGGTAAAAGATACTACCTCTGCCTTAAAGATTAAGCGCGAAGAGCGCAAAGAAGCCGAGAAGAGATTCAAAGCTGTTATTGAAAAATCTAGAATGGAGCAGAAGCTAGAGCTTCAAAAAATGAAGCTTCAAATGACCGCTCGCGAATCAGCATCTAAGCATATCGCAGTGTTCGGTCCCCTGTACCTACTAGTTCTTGTTGGAGCATTCTTGTACGCAGTACAATATATTCCCAGCAGCGAGATCTCAGTTGTGTCCTCAATTTTAACCTTGCTCATAACAATGTTCGGAGCCAACCTCAGATCTATTGTGGCTGGTGAGACAGATACTGGGAAGATCAAGGATGAACCGCCCAAAAAAGTAGAAGATAGTAAGTAATTCGTTCTTACCCGTTTGAAGTTTAGCTATATAAATTAGAGAAGAGAAACACAACTCATCCTAGGAGATAATTATGACAGACAGTGACAGCAGAACACCCTTACCACCAGCAGACTTCAGCCCTGCTCTCCCAGACTACAATAGCTCAGGTACCGCAAGCGTAAGCGGTACTGGTTTTTCCGCGTCGAATGCCTTTGGAGGACCATGGTATATTGAGACCCAATCTCTTAATATCGAATACACCAGAGTCCCTACGGTTAGTTTAAATACGATGGATGTTAACCTTAGTAGCACCTCGTCAACTTATAGCCATTACGGCTCTAAGATCATCGCCAATGTACATGCACAGGTTATTACAAAGATGGACTTTGGAACGTATCAAACAAGCTCTTGGGAACAACCACAAAAGTTTGAAATACTTGCTGTAAGCTCTGATGTCTATGGGAATAGTTATGGAGATCTCACTGCGTCTACCTTGGGTCCGAGAGGTTCTATTGTTACGACTCAGGAGTACTACCGCCGTATACCTTGGATCGGTTCAGCTTCGGGACAGACAGAAATGACTAAGGTTATTAATGCACCCACCTACTACGCGGTTCAAAACTGGACTAACAACTTCTCATCAACGATTGACCCAACGCCTTACCAGTTTGACCTGAAGGCTTGGGCCATTGATCCAAAGTGGGATGGAGCACAGTCAATCTACGATCCAGCCCTGTACGCTGGCGGCACCTACCTCTATGGGTTAGGAGGAGAGTATGGAACTGCTTTAGAATCATTATGGAAGATCACAAATATGATTTCGACCATTGGAACCAGCGTTAGAGATGAAATATTGTATAGCAATCCTGCGACAACGCTTGGTTCGGTGGTCGTGGCAGATGTTGGAATTCCTGAATACGATCCAACCCGTCACGATTACAGCTAAGAAAGTATAGCCCCCGTCATTAGAGGCTCCTAGTTAATTCTAGGGGCCTCTTTTTTTTTGATAGGAGTCCCTAGTTTTTTTAGGAGTCCCTAGACCATATTCTGAATTAAATTTGGAGTCCCGGATATACTTCTTAGGTACTGTGTATATGGAGCAGGGGGGAGAGGAACGGAGTCCCTAGGGCGCGAAATCCTCCGGCGCGAGAGTGTAACTCCTTTGTTGACAAGCACTTACATCAATGAAATAAATAAAAAAACATAGGCACCACGCTTGACATTGGCTGAAATTGTGGTATAATGGTAGCACAAGAGTAATAAGCAACTACCAACAAAACGAAGTTTTGTTCTCGGACAGGAAAACGGAAGCGTTGCTTATTACTGTTGTTCTATTGACATTCACAGAAACACTTGGTATAATATACGCATGAAGACACTAATCCTCCTCGCTCTCGCTGTCACCTTCAACGATTTCATCGGCTCTCTCATCGCCCTCATCGGCTCTCTGATGGTCAGAATCGGTCACAGCATCACCCTCATTCCTGAACTTTTTTAGGGACTAGGGCTTGACATTCACCCAAACACCTGTTATAATACACCCATGAAATACATCGTGATTCGTTACCACTCCTCCCCTGTCTCCTTCTCCAGTCTGCAAGACGCAGAGGACTTCGCCCAAGGTTGTGGCGATTTCCAAGATCTTCTGACAAAGAAGGCTTGACATTCTCACAAACACTTGGTATAATACACCCATGCATTACTAAAGGGCTGTCCTACCCAAGCCACCACTTGGAAGTCCCACTGGACCCGAAAAAAACTCCCCTTACCCCTTGACATTCACCCAAACACTTGGTATAATATACACATGAAAGAAAAAATGACATTTGAAGAATTCACCACTCAACTCGGTTACGCCGATTGGTTCTACATGATGAGTGATGACAGTCGCTCCTACAATGCTGGTCGTGACCAGATCCAAACCCTTAAGAACTTCGCTATCTCTATGGGTGGAGAATGGCAAGAGGCTTTCGAAGCCAAGTCTAAGGAAATGATGTCCCGTCTCCACGGATAATAATATGAATTCTCTCCATCTTCATCTCGTCAAAGACGATACGATCATGTCCCATAAGACTGGGGCACTCTGCGGAATAGATTACGATGATATCGTGGACGTTCTAGGTGAACCCAACGTCTTCGATGATTTCGGCAAGGTCCGATGGTCTTGGGGCTTTCGTATGATGCCTGATAATAAGCCCATGTCTATATGGGACTGGAAAGGGTCAGCGGATTATAACCAGTGGAGCATCTACGGTGCTACTGAGGACTGGGCCAAACTGTTTCCCAATGCCTTTACCTATCTCAGAGATTTATCAAAATAGCTCTTGATTTTTTAAAAAAGGGCCGGGTGAAAGCCCCTAAGTCCATTGTTGACAAGGGGTTAGGACAGAAAGTTTTTTAGGACAGGGGGTTGACATTTGCCCAAACACCTGTTATAATACACACATGAAAAATAACACTACTACCTATCAAGTTCAATCAGTTCACAATCACGTTCTCTCTACTCGTCCTCTTCGGACTGGAAAAATGGTCTACTTCACAGGGACCAAAGAAGAGTGCGAAGGTTGGAGGACTAACCCTCTCTTCGCTGATCAAGTCCGAAAGGCTTTTGAAGGCACTACCTACAAGTCTCGCTCGACTGCGATCCGAGAAGTTTCTCTAGAAACTGCTTGACATTCACTACCTCACTTGGTATAATACACACATGAAAAATCCCATTGATTACTTCGACCTTGCCTGTGACCTTGACCGCTGCTTCCCGTGGCACATTAAAGGCGTGCTGATGGCCGTCTCTACCCATACCAACGTCGAAGGCTACGATGTCTGCCCTCAGCGTATAGCTCTGGACTACCTCAAGGTGTTCTATGCTGATGAGCTTGCTGATGCAGAAATGAAAGAAAACGCTCAAGGTTAGTTGACATTTGGTCGATAATATAGTATAATGAAAGACATGAAAGAAACACTGAAGATCCTCCTCTCCTCGCTCTTGGGCTATGCTCTCTGGCTTGCTCTCGCCTTCTACGCTCTTAGTGGCGCAGTTAGTGCCCAAACGCACTACGAGCACATCGTAGCTAAGGATGGACTCACTAAGGCTACGGAATACGTTAATGCAATCCGTGACAACATTCGCCCTGAGCTACACTCTAAGCTAGCTCCCTATGTCTCAGCTATTCGCTACGCTGAGAATGGTGGCAAGGGTCGTGAATATGGGATTCTCCACCCACGGGTAAAGCCTACTTATCGCTCTCAAGCTGGTTGGTGTGCTGCTACTGTCCAGAAGAACTATGACCGATGGGTCAAGGCTGGCTCTAAAGGTGAGTTCGTGGTATTCCTCGGAAAGCGTTACTGTCCCGTAGGTGCAGACAATGACCCTAACGGTCTAAACAAGCACTGGATTAAAAATGTGAGGAGGCTATATGCGAAACACTCCCGATGATGGTCTAAATTTCTTTCGTGGCGTTCTATCCGTCACCGCGATCTATTTCCTCTGTCTTTGGATTGTCTGCATTTTTATGTTGATTTTTTAAAAAAGGGCCGGGGCGCAGCCCTAAGTCCTTTGTTGACAAGCACTTACGACGATTAAAAAAAGAAAAAAAACAAGGCCCATCCCTTGACAGTGGGGGCATTTCGTGGTATAATACACGCATGAAAAACACCTTTCACGTTCACGCTTGGACCGTCATCTCGGCAAGCTCCCACATCGAAACCCACCAGTGCATTGATTGCGGCGAAAAACGCACAATTTATGTGGACTAGGGCTTGACATTCACCCCTTAACTTGGTATAATACACCCATGAAGACAGAGATTCAAAATACCCCAATCATCACCGTTCCGACCCATCGCAAAGGTCTGAAGCAGGTTTCTTTCCCGCACCACGACTACGTTCTGTCTATAGGGTATGGCAAAGGTCACTACGCCTCTTGGGTGATTGGTGGTCGTTGGGACGAGGAGGGATCGCAGCACTTCCCTACTACGTTCGAGCTTGCGGTTCTGGACAAGGACGGTAAATTCTACCCCCTTACATCTTGCGATGATGTTGCTGGTTGGCAACCCATCGACATGATCGAGATCATTGTTGACCGTATGAGTCGCTACCATTTCGATATCGCAGAATTGAAGTATTTCTGCGACTAACCCCTTGACATTCACTCCTCCATTTGTTATAATGGGGGGAACAAACGAGGCAAGTAGTCCTCACAACCTGACCCATATCCAAGGAGATATTACTATGACCGATAGAAAGCAACGCACCCCAGCCGAGATCATCGCAGAAACCGAGGCGAAACTTGAACGCCTCAAGGTAAAGCAAGCAAAGCAGGAAGCCAAGAGCAATCCCGCCGTGGCACCCCTGATGGCAGAGCTTGACGGTCTGCGGAAGGACATTCGAGAAGCAAAGAAAGGTCTTGGGGACGGTCCCCAGTCTTTCAACGCTCGCGCCGACAAGCACCTAGTGTGGCTTGACAAGATCGAAGCCGAGCGGGAAGCCGCGCAGGATACTTTGGCGAGTGCGGAGACGCGCAAGTCGGAGATTGAGGCCCTGATCGCTGAGACGATCAACGGCATCGTAGATTCCTCTGACGAAATCACGTTAGAGGCTTGACAAACTGAGGGGATCATGCTATAATGGTTCCCTCAACTAACCCCTTTTCTTATCTATAGGAGATTCTTACTATGCTTTCAAGCATCACAAATGTCGTGCGTTCGAACCAGAACGCTGTTATGATCCGAGTTGGTAACGGTTGCGCTTCTAGTGCAGTCTATACCATCTTCGACCTGAAGAGCCAGAGCAACACCTACACGGGCACGCTCAACTCTTGCAAAAAGGCGTGGAACCGCCATTACATGAACTCTCGGCAGTTCGTGACCCGTGACGGTCTAAACCACCGCTACATGAGTAAGTAGTTCCCGACTCGACTGGGCGAGTATAAATAGCTTGTAGGCCCAGAGCGTCCCTGAGGGAAGAAGGCGAGCAATTGCTCAGACCTCACCCTCAGGGGGATAGAGAAAAAAGAGGAGTCCGATACATTACGATGTGCCTTCTTAGCCCTTCGGGGACATCATCGGTAAGACGATGCACGGCTTGGTCTGTGGCACGGGACGCTCCTCTTTTTTCTCACTTTCTTCTTGCAATTTTGAAAAAATCGCCGGGGCGAAGCCCTAAGTCCTTTGTTGACAAGCACTTACGACCAAAAGTTTTTTAATGCTAGCCCTTGACATTCTCCGATTGTGTGGTATAATGTATGCATGAACACGTTACCTCCCAATGCTCTCTTCCCCGTTCCCCCTGTCTGCTCTGCCTACTGGACCAATGCCCAGTGGTATCACTGGTGGGTCAACAGCGGAGGAAAAACCGCAAAAACCTCTTGACATTTCCCCCACCCTTTGGTATAATACACGCATGAAAAAGAAAGCCTTCGTATTTGATCTCGACGGAACACTGTTCGAGACTACTGCAAAAGAAATCGAGTCTGCCCACGGTCACGCTCGCTACATCGAATTTTCAGACACTGAGAAGCTCCTGAAGGAATCAAAGCCTCGCTCCCTTGTCTCGTTCGCTCTTACTGTGCAGAGTGAAGGTCATCGTGTGTATGTTCTCACGGCTAGAAACTCCCTCATCTACCGAGCTATCCGCACCCTCTTAGAGCGTTACGGCATCGACGCAGAGTATGTTTTTTGTGTAGGGGATCGAGGTTTCGACATCCCAGAATACAAGGCAGAGATTCTTTCCAGCCTTGCCGAAACACACGCCACCTATTTCTTCGACGATTGCGAAGAAAATCTTTCTGCCGTCCCTGACGGAATTCGCGCCTTCAAGGCTTGACATCTTCTCCCCTTTGTGGTATAATACACGCATGAAACTCCTCACTGATGAAATCAAATCTTCCCTTCCCGCTCTCTACTCCACTGAGGGAGACGGTGACAAGAAAATCGTCTGCAAGTTCTTCAACCCTGTAGGGGCTGGCACTTGGTATATTTGCGAAGGTCAAGAACAAGCCAACGGTGATTGGCTACTGTTCGGCCTTTGTGACCTAGGCTTCGGAATGCCTGAGTGGGGCTATGTCTCACTTAACGAACTGGAGTCTGTCTCTCTTCCTTTCGGTATGGGCATCGAAAGGGATATCTTTTTCTCGCCCAACACTCTATCTTCTGAGGTTTAATTTATGAATGTTTCCATCAAGGAAAACAACGGTGTTTCAACTCTCGTCATCGAGACCCCTGTTTCACTTCGCCCGTCTAAGTCTGGTAAGACTATGCTCGTCGCTTCTAGCGGTGGCAACATCACCACGACTGCGATGGTTGACGGTAAGCCCGTCACGGTAGGCTTGAACGCCTACATCCCCAAGGGCTAACGCCTGAGGGTTAGGTGGGGGGCATGGTTGCCTTCGGAGCCATTAGGCGAGTCCAGCAACCAACCCCCACCTTATTTTTCTCATTTTGTGCTTGACGCGCCGGGGCGAAGCCCTAAGTCCTTTGTTGACAAGCACTTACGTTCACAAGAAATCCAAAAAAAACTAGACCACCCCCTTGACATTTGCCCAACCACTTGGTATAATACACACATGAAGAAACGAGGAAGCCTCTGCTGCTTTGATGACCCTAGATAAGGATTCGAAGTTTCCTCTTTTTCTTCTTGACATTCACCCAACCACTTGGTATAATACACACATGAAAAATCCCCAATACTCCCTTGAAGCCACCTTCAAGCACCAAGGCATCGAGCAGATGCTCTCCAACCTCACTGGCGTATCCCGTAAGGGTGCCGTTGCTGAGGCATCATGCGCCACCTGCAAAGGTGAGGCTTCCTCTTTCCGTGATGAGGTTTCCGAGAAGGAATACACCATCTCTGGCATGTGCCAGACCTGCCAAGATGATATTTTTGGCAAGTAACCCCTTGACATCCACCCTCTAACCTGTTATAATACACACATGAAAAATCTCCAAGATACTACTGATTTCGAACTCACGGGCGATAACCTCGATGAGTATACCGCTCACCAAGAAGCCGAGCTTCTTTCTGACATGAACGATGAGCCTGAGCTTGTCGATGATGATGAACTCAAGTCACTGCTCCAAGAGCTTTGGCAAGAGGAAGCTGCCCTTGCTATGAAGCGAGAGCAGGAAGAAGAGGAATACACCGAGCGTGATGCGTTCGATGATTTCTACAACGATTACGCCAACGAAATGGAGGGCTAAACTATGAGAGTTGATATCCACAGCATCGACCAAATCAAGGTCGATATTCACAAGTCCGATTGGGAAGGAACCAAGAACGGTTGGTTTTCACTGAAGTTTGATAAGAAGAATTATTGGGAAGAAGAACCCAAGGAAGCGGATTATGAAACCACTTTGTTTTGCGAGGACATCGAAAACGCCTACGCTACGCTGATTCAAAACCTTCAACGAGCTATGGAAGTTGCGCGTGTAAAGCACGCCGAGGGACTTGCAAAGCGTAAGGCTGAGGAAGCAGCAGAAAAAGAAAAGGAGGCGAACGCCTGATGGATCACGGAGACTACTTTGCCTCTTACGAACCTACACCGCGCATTGAGGAGTGGGCGATTGTTGGAGACGCTAACCCCTACCAAGCCCCAGAACTCAGGGAGTTACGGATCACGGGGTTGGTATACGGCCATCCAAGGTTTAATGATGGGCAGGTAGTCACCACTTCGCCCGTTCGTGCCTCTGCTGGTCATACGGTCGAAACACATAACACAACATACAACCTTGGCAGGATGTCGGAGGAATACAAGAAGTGGTGTTCTTCAATGGGGATTGAGGTGGATGCCTCCGCTCCTGTCAAGGTCTTTTCTTAAAAGTTTCGCGGTCCTAAGTTGTTGTCAACGCAGCACTTAGGTTCGCGGGGCCGGGGCCGAGGCCCTAAGTCCTTTGTTGACAAGCACTTACGCACGCTGAAAAAAATTAAAAAACCGAGGCCCTACCCTTGACAAACCCCACCAGACTTGGTATAATACACACATGGAAACGAGCGACTCCAACACAAGACCGCTCGTAGGGTTTCGAGTCCCTGTCAGAAAAACTCGTTTTCCCCTTGACAAAACCTCTCCCCTTTGGTATAATACACGCATGAAAAACACCTCTCCTACCTTTCAAGTTCAGTCGGTCCATGACCGCGTTCTCTCTCTCAACCCTCTTGTAACTGGCAAGACGGTCTACTTCACTGGCACCCTTGAAGAGTGCAAAGCGCACAAGATCGATTGGGTTGGTGAGTATCGGAACACCATCTACAAAGCTCGATCTACTATGATCCGAGAAGTTTCCCAATAAACCCCTTGACAATCACCCCCTACTCTGGTATAATAGAACACATGGACGAATACGAATACGACGAAGGCTCCGACATCGACAACTGGGAAGACGAGCAAGTTTTCCAAGATCGCGAAGGTGACGAGGACGATGAGAGCCTCAACTACTGGGACGATTTCGACGCTGATTGGAGGCACGAATCTTGAATTTTTGGAAAGCATTGCTTGACCATCTGACCCCTTCATGGTATAATGATACACCCGAACGAGAGACGGGTTCTGATTCTCTCAACAACCCTTTGCAAAAGGATACTACTATGCAGAATGATTTTTCATTCAACCCTACTCAGGCCAAAGTTCAAGGTCTGAGTGTTCAAGTTGGCGAGCTTTTCGCGAAGCTCTACTCTGACGGTTCCGCTTCGGCAACCGATGTCGATAACGCGCTGGAGGCTTACAAGTCTCTGCGCCGATTGCTCCCTCGGGAGTTTGGCATGGGTCGCCATGTGGGAGCGCAAGCTGCTCACAAGGCAACTCAAGGGCAGAGCTAACGCTCGCAGTGGGGCCTCGACGGAGTGTCCCCACTATAAAGAAAGCGTGTAGCCTACGGGAAAAGGCAGGGGGGAGTTCCTATAGGGCGTGACGTATTCGCGCACGGGACTCCTCCCGCCCTTTTGGGGGTGTTTAGGTTGTTCGACTAGTAAGACCCTACACGGGAACTATTAGGACG